TCATCCGTATCTGTTCAAAAAGAATAATAGAGCTGTCTGGAATCCCTCAATCGTTTCTAAATATAAATGTGTGGGCAGTTTCGCTTTCGTCTGCACACGGCTTGTGATTGCCGCCACAATAACTGTCGGGCTGTGCTTGTTCCCTATATCATTAGAAATGATAAGTACAGATCGTGTACCGCCTTGCTCCGAGCCGATGACGGGATTTAGATTTGCGTAGTAAATGTCGCCACGCTTAATAATTCTATCCATTGTGTTTGACCTCCCATTTGGATTTAGGCAGGAGTATCCTGCCTATGTAGCAGCCAGACATAAGGAAGTATTTAAGGTCGGGAGAGCATAAAACAAAGCCCTGTTTACATAGACCACCTTGCGTCTGGCTTTATAATAGGATCGTTTCTATTTGTCCTCGACACCCCGAAACGCTATGGGAAGTCGCCAAACGGTCAGCAGCGAACTGACGCCACGGGAGTTCCACCCCAACTGTCGGTCTGACAGAGCCGCCCTCATTGCCTGCAACGTCGTCGGAGCTGATTCCGCAATAGTCGGCTTGCCACAAGCGGCAAGGCTTTTACGCTCCATAGCTCCTCCTCTCCCCAAAAAGCCATTTGGTTTTTGGGGTGCCCCTATACGCTCGGACTGTGACTGGACGGGAGTACCATTATTCTCTTTGTGGGTTATGGCGAAATCGGGAGCTACCCGATATTTTGAGTCGGTATTTGAACGCTCACCACCTTTCATCGCTGTTCTGCTTGTCGGCAGGTCTTGGCGTACCGCTGCACACGCTTAAATATTACCATTAATTTTATGACTAATATAATCATATAAAACGCTATACTTCTTAAACACGAAAAATCTTCTGTGTTTTTTCTGCATAAATTTCGTAAATGAATTATCTTCAGGAATTTTTGAATGTTTTTCTTTGTATTCAGCGAAATCTTTTTTTAACACATCAATGGCATGTGCATCAATACTATATTCGAATCTTAATACTACGGTCTTATTATCAGGGTCCAAATCTAATAATAATTTGCTAAGGTTAGCAAGATTGTTGGTATCTTCATACGATATATAAATATCTACTCTTATCCCATTTAATTCATTTTCATTAAATTCAACTTCCGATTTAATAATTTTATATAGCTTTTTTTGAAAAGGAATACTAAAATCGTAATATTCAAAAATTCCTGTTTCCGATTTGTTGCCTATACATTTATTTAAAATTGAAAGTAAGGAAGTCTTGCCGCAATTGTTTTTCCCTACAATCATTATCACATGTTATTACAGTATTTTTTAGAAGTCTATAGTTGTTAACAGATATTTTCTCAATCTTCATTTTAGCTCCTCCATATTGTCTTAAAGCAACAATTATATTTTAAAATTAATTTATTTTCGTTAGGTATTATTCTCATAACACTTCAACACACCTATTCAAATGCACACCCGAATTAGTATCCCTTTCAGCCATCTCCCTATACCTCCCCATCAACTCCGCCACACATTCGCTCTCAGTAATCTTCCTATCAAAACCAAACGCCGCCATAACAGCAAAATCGTTTTGGTGGTGAGCCTTGCGGAGCTCGGCAGGCATAGTCAGCTCGTTATAAAGGTCAGCGAGAGAGCAGTCGGAATATTTTACCCTTGCGTCAAGAATAGCCTGTGCAGATGTTTGGTATAGATTTTAATCGACTTTTAAACCAAATTCTGTAATCTCTGATTTTACATATTCGATATTATTCTCTTCACAGCAAGCTATGATAGCTCTTTCTCCAATTTTACAGCCTAATATAACTTTTGTAGGCTTAGCAAAGAAATAATTTCTACCATTTTTATCAAGAGGAGATGTAGGCTTATCAGAATCCAAAATAAGCATTGCTGCAATTATACGCCATTCCTTTTCATAACTTCAATCACTATGTTTACATGAAGATATTAATCCGTATATATAAGTATTTTTAGGCAATTATTTATTTGTTAATAATTTTACTACATCAAAATAATTATATTTATAATTTACCAGGAAAATAATATTGCGGGAAACTTCTGAAATATTCACAGTATCATATTCTAAACATACACCAGAGTAGTTTTTTGTATAGTGATACCACATCGGATTATTACAATTTGTTTCTGAAAGGGAAGCCACTCTTATGCCACTACGAATAATATCTTTAAAATCTCTATTCACATCTTTTATAAGCGTCATATCTAACTATCAAAAGGGTCGTTAAAGGTTTCAGGGTGTGCCAAGAATATGTTTCCTGTTGCTATTTCGTCCAAAACTCGTTCTAAAGCGCTATAGCTACTAACATTTCTATATCGGTATAATTTTTGAGGTATATGTTGTTGTTTGAGCAAGTGAGCATTGTTAATGTCTTCTGACGTGTCGGATAAAAATAATTTCCAAAATTCTTCTTTCCAATCCATTTTACTTTCTCTCCGTCATCTTGCATCGTATTTCTCCTCTGTCAATTCCCTATACCTCCTCATAAGCTCCGCCACACATTCGCTCTCGGTAATCTTCTTATCAAACCCATACGCCGCCATAACGGCAAAGTCGTTTTCGTGGTGAGCCTTGCGGAGTTCGGCGGGCATAGCAAGTTCATCGTAGAGATCGGCGAGGGAGCAGTCAGGATAGAAGGCACGGGCGTCAAGGATAGCCTGTGCAGTCTGTTCGATTTTCGCTTTCTGTTCATCTGTTGGGTTGCACCAAGGAAAGTTGTTGTAGACAACATTAACAGAATAGCGAACTGTTCTGACTTCCGTTTCTTTCATCATATCAGCGGCTTTTTTATACCAACAGGAAACATAGTCAATATTTCCAATACCTTTTGCACCATTAAGAATAAATGATACATCGTCCTTTTGCTCGGCAGACATAAGTCTTGCCCCCACAAACGGCGGATTACCCATAATAAAATTCAGCTCCGCTTTTGGCACAACGCTCTCCCAGTCAACACGCAGAGCGTTGCCCTCCACGATATTGGCATAGCTTTTCAGCGGCAGGAAATCAAGGCTCATCTGCACGATTTCCTCGGTTTCCTTCATCATCTGCGACTCGGCAATCCACAGCGCAGTTTTAGCGACTGTCACCGCAAAATCGTTGATTTCAATTCCGTAGAACTGCCCGATTGATACCTGAATCGGGTTTAAATCGCCGTCACCGAACATCATCTGACCCTTGTGAATTTCAAGCAGGATTTCATTTTCCAGCTTTCTGAGGCTGATATAAGTTTCCGTCAGAAAGTTGCCCGAACCGCAGGCAGGGTCTATCAAGACCTTATCTTTGATACAAAAGAAAAAGCCCTCTCTGGTCCAAAACGAGCCAAAAAGGGCGTAAAACAAGGTCTTCCAAGGTCAATTCACGACTTTGGAGGCCTTTCTTCTATATAATAATGTATGTTTCGGAATATCGGAACGCATTCAAAAAAGCATGCCAACCAGCTCGGTAAAGGTAAAATTAAAAAGTATGTCATAATTAAAAGGTACAAACGGACCCTCTTAAAACAAAATTGCACTTTGTACATAAATTTAGTATTGACATACTAAATTTAATGCGCTATAATACTTACATAAGCTAAAGGAGGTATCTGTATGAGCAATCGTGCATCGTATGATAAAGACATTTTTAATGCTATTGATATTTTGAGAAGTTACGGATTCAACGGTCAGCAGGAACTGATCGACGTTCTGTGCAGAGTCACAAAGACCAAGAAAGCCCTCGCAAGTACAGAAGCAGATACCGACACTGTGTATCACACTATGCAGGAAGTAACTTCTTCAATGACCCGCTTCCCCGGAGACGCCGACCTGTTTTTCAAATTATATAACACTCTCGCTTCCTTTGATGGGCATGCTGTTCTTTCCTATTTAAATGCGTCCGGTGAAGGTCGAGAATTAGCAGCACCAGAAGTGTTGGTTAATAAATTTGAAGAATACATCACCGACACCGTCAAAAGCGTCCTCGTTCCAGAATGTGAGCAGTACGGGCCGGAACTGTTAGAGATTATCGAAACGCACCCTGAAGTCATGTTTACACTGACTTGTAAACAAGAACTAAGATACGAACTACTCTCCTCGGTATATGCAGCGTACAACAACGCAAAAGTTCAAATGGCTGACATCTACAGCTACGGTTTTACCTCCGAGAAGTTCGATCTTATTATCGCCATCCCCGTCTTTGGGGGGCGCACGCTTGTAAATGATGAAGATTTCATTAGCCGTGAGCCGGACTTGATTGCAGTTCAAAATCTCCTCTACCACATCAATATAGATGGAGAGCTTGTGATTGTCTTACCAGCCAAGATAACCTTTGGTGGCGGCAGCACAGCATCACTCAGAAGCTATATCGAAAGCAACTACAAAATCAAAGAAATCAGCTCACTACCCGCCGGATTATTCGCTCCATACACTGCCATTAGGACGTATCTTTTCGTATTCTCCACGGGCACTACAGATGATGTAGTCTTGAAGCAGTATGCGTCTGATAAGCCTATCAGAAGAACAAGCACGTGCAAAAAACTTATTGTGGCAAATGAACAGCTCCTTTTCAACGATGAATTCTCCGAGCTGAACGGATGGAATATCGACATGGCTTTTTCAGAAGAAGACGATGATATCAAAGCATTTGCTTCTTCGCCGGTTAAAAAACTCCACTTAAAAGAAGCTGCCACTGTATTCAGAGGAAAGGCAATTAACACAAAAACGGAAAGTGGAAATATCGGTGTAATAAATATCTCCAACATCACCGATACGGGAATTGATTATTCCGGCCTTGATTATATCGTCGATGAAGAAAGAAAGGTTTCCCGCTATGTTTTGCAAGATGGCGACGTCCTCGTTACTGCCAGAGGGACAACTGTTAAAATTGCGGTATTCGAGGCCCAGCCAATAATCTGCATTCCTTCCGCTAACATCAACGTCATTAGACCGAAGGAAGCGCTGAACGGAACTTACTTGAAGCTGTTCCTTGAATCCCCTGTTGGTGTAAAGATGTTAAAAAGTCTTCAGCGAGGAACCGGCGTCGTAAACATTAACTTTAAGGACATGAGTGAATTGGAAGTTCCTGTCCTTCCTTTAGAAACGCAGGAAGTTCTTGTTCGAGAATACAACTCTGGATTGAGCTTGTATAAAGAAACCATTGCTGCCGCCGAAGAAGGCTGGCGTGGAGTTCAGGCAGAAATTCAATCGAAGCTCTATTAAGTCCAATTTTTAGGACACACACTTTGATATCATAAGATATGGAGGAATAAAATGGCTACTATTTTTAATGAAGATAACACCATTGAACAGATGATTCTGTCAACACTTCAGGGCAACGGCTGGAAATACATCCCTGCCGAAGAACTCCCTCGTATGCATTCTGACGTACTCGTTGAGCCAATGGTAAAAGAGGCGTTAATCCGCCTTAACCCTGAAATCGCTGAGGACCCTTCTCGTGCAGATGAAGTAATTTACAAGCTGAGAACAGTCATCCTTTCTGTTCAGCCGCACAATCTTGTTACCCAGAACGAGGTTTTCAAGAAGATGGTCTTTGAGGAAAACTCCTATCCTTTCGGCAAGGATGGGCGCATGATTCCTATCCGTTTCTTTGGCACCATGCGAAAGGAAGATCTCGCTCTGAACGAATATGTCGTTACTAATCAGTGGGTATATCCGCAGGCCGAAGGCGGCAAACGACTGGATATCGTTCTTTTGATTAACGGCTTCCCGATTGCAATTGGTGAGCTGAAAACTCCTGTACGAAGCGCAATTACATGGCTTGATGCTGCCGGTGACATTTCTGCATACGAAAAAAGCATCCCCGCTATGTTCGTGACCAATGTTTTCAATTTTGCTACCGAAGGTAAATGCTATCGCTACGGCTCTATCAATATGCCTATCAACATGTGGGGCCCTTGGCACACAGCCACTCACAAGGTTGAAGGCGGACTGGCTGACGTAAAAATCAGTGTCGAAGATATGATTACGCCTGAGAACGTTATGGATATCTTCCAGTTCTTCACCATGTTTGCTACCGACAAGAAGTATCGAAAGTACAAAATCATCTGTCGATACCAGCAGTTCGAAGGTGCCAACATGATCGTGAGCCGTGTTGTGGCCGGTTATCCGAAGAAAGGTCTTATCTGGCATTTCCAAGGCTCCGGTAAATCTCTGCTCATGGTATTCGCAGCACAAAAACTGCGTATGATTCCTGAACTTAAAAATCCGACCGTTGTTATCGTTGACGACCGTATTGATTTGGAGACTCAGATTACGGCAACCTTTAACGCTTCTGATATCCCGAATTTGACCAGTGCTTCCACCAAAGAGGAGCTGCTCTCCTTCTTCCGTGGCGATATGCGCAAAATCCTGATTACCACCATCTTCAAATTCGGTGAGGTAAGTGGCGAGTTGAATCCTCGTGATAACATTATCGTAATGGTTGACGAGGCCCACAGAACTCAGGAAGGTGATCTTGGCGAAAAGATGAGAATTGCATTGCCGAATGCATTCTTCTTCGGTCTTACCGGTACACCAATCAATCGCATTGACAAGAATACCTTTGCTACCTTTGGTGCTGAGGAAGACCGTACAGGCTACATGAGCCGCTACTCCTTCTCCGATTCCATCAGAGACGGTGCTACGCTGCCTCTGCACTTTGAGCCCGTTCCTGTAGAACTTCATGTCGATAAGGATAAACTGGATCGTGAATTTGAATCCATGACCGACGAAGCCGGACTCAGTAAGGAAGAAAAAAACGAGCTATCTCGCAGAGTAAATATGAAGGCGATTATGTACAACCCTGCTCGTATTCGCAAGGTGTGTGAACACATCGCTAAGCACTTCAAGGAAAAGATTGAGCCCAATGGCTACAAAGGACAAGTTGTAGTTTACGACCGTGAGTGCTGTCTGATGTATAAGGAAGTTCTCGATGAACTTCTCGGCGAAGAAGCCAGCACTATTGTTATGGATACCAACAACGATAAAGAAGATCGCTACAAGAAATACCGCAGAGACCGTGATGCAGAAGGTAAAGTTTTGGACACCTTCCGTGACCCGGCCAGCCCGCTGAAACTCGTTATCGTTACTGCTAAGCTGCTGACTGGCTTCGATGCGCCTATCCTTCAGGCTATGTATTTGGATAAACCTATGAAGGACCATACTCTGCTGCAGGCGATTTGCCGTACAAACCGTACTTATGATCAGGGCAAGACTCACGGATTAATCGTTGACTATATTGGTATTTTCGATGATGTCGCACGTGCGCTGGATTTCGATGAGAACAGCATGCGTAAAATCATCACTAACATCGAGGAAATCAAAAAGCAGCTTCCGGCCCTTCTTAGAAAATGTCTCAGCTACTTTATGGGCGTAGACAGAACAATCGAAGGCTGGGAAGGCCTCATGGCGGCGCAGGAATGTTTGCCTACAAATAAAGAAAAGGACGCATTTGCTGCAGACTACCGTGTTTTGAATCGTGCTTGGGATGCCTTGTCTCCTGACGGATTCCTGAATGCCTACAAGACTGATTATCAGTGGCTGTCTCGTGTGTACGAGTCCGTAAAACCTACCGACGGACGTGGCGGTTTGATTTGGGCCTCCCTTGGCGCTAAAACCATTGAGCTCGTTCACCAGAATTTGACCGTTGGCGAAGCTGATGAGGATATGGACATTCTCGCTATGGATGCTGACCTGATTGATGAGTTCTTGGAAAAGCAGAAGGATTTGAAAAAGACCACGAAGAAGGTCGAAATCAACCTTGTCGCTAAAATCATGAAGCACACTAAGGACCCGAAATTCATCAAGCTCGGCGAAAAGCTGGAAACACTCCGTGAAAAACACGAACAGGGACTTCTGACAAGTATTGAATTCCTGAAGCTCCTTCTCGAACTTGCTAAGGAAGCTGCTCAGGCCGAAAAAGAAGTTGTACCTGAAGAAGAAGTTGATAGAGGTATTGCTGCTCTCACTGAACTTTTTAACGGTTTGAAGAGCCGCAGCACTCCTGTTATCGTAGAGCGTATCGTGGCCGACATTGACAGCATCGTAAAGATCGTCCGCTTTGATGGCTGGCAGAGCACTACAGCTGGTAAGCAGGAAGTCAAGAAAGCCCTCCGCAGCGTTGTTTGGATTAAATATAAAATCAAGGACAAGGATGTCTTTGATAAGGCCTATAACTACATCGAGCAGTATTATTAATACCGGCTCAACAGAAAGCGAGGAAATTAGATGATTGGAGCTATTATTGGCGACATCGTCGGTTCCAGATTCGAGTGGGATAATCACAGATCAAAGGATTTTGATTTTCTGACGCATAAATGTTTCTTTACCGACGATTCCGTCATGTCTCTGGCCGTGTGCGATGCACTGCTTCATGCCAAGCCAGACTACAGTGACTTAAACAAAATGGCTGTTGAATCCATGCAACGCATTGGACGCCCATATCCGCACTGCGGGTATGGCGGGTCCTTCCACCATTGGATGTATTCGGATAATCCGCAGCCGTACAACAGCTATGGTAACGGCGCAGCAATGCGTGTCAGTGGCTGTGGCTATGCGGCCAACTCCATCGAGGAGGCCATTCAGCTCTCAAAAGCTGTTACCGAAGTAACCCACAATCACCCGGAAGGCATCAAAGGCGCTGAGGCTACTGCTGTTGCAGTATATATGGCAAAGACTGGCAGCAGCCTGATGGAAATTCAGGATTATATCGTGAAGCATTACTATCCGATTGATTTTACTCTGGATTCCATCCGTGACACTTACCAGTTCAACGAAACCTGCCAAGACACAGTACCACAGGCCCTTGAAGCATTCTTCGAATCCACCAGTTTCGAAGACGCTATCCGTAATGCAATCTCCATCGGCGGCGACAGCGATACTCTTGCAGCCATCACTGGAGCCATTGCAGAAGCCTATTATGGTGTACCTACGAGTATAAGAAAACACGCTCTCACCTTCTTGGATGAGCGTCTCCTGAAAATTTTGCTGGAGTTTGAAAATAAATATCCAGCCAAATTCGAGAAAGTTCAGGAAACCGGTAGTGTTGGTGTAAAACCCTCTACCGGAAAAAAAGTAAAGACAGGAGGTCGTGCAGAAATGATGCAATCTGCTATGGATGTCGCCGACATGGAACTTGAAGCCAGCGTTGCGCATCCCGAAGAAACAACAAGCCAGAAGCTCTTCTCGCACCTGTTTGAAGCCTGCAATATTCTGCGTGGCCCTATCAATCAGGACGAGTACAAGAGCTACGTAACGCCTATCCTCTTCTTCAAACGCCTGTCCGACGTTTACGATGAGGAAACCCAAGCAGCGCTCGAAGAATCCGGCGGCGATGAAGAATACGCCAGTTTCCCGGAAAACCACCGTTTTGTTATTCCTGAAGGCTGTCACTGGCAAGATGTCCGTGAGGCCAGCGAGAATGTCGGTGTCGCTATCATCAATGCCATGAACGGTATTGAACGTGCTAACCCTGATACCCTTAGCGGTGTATTCAGCAGCTTCGACGATGCCAACTGGACCGATAAAACCAAGCTCTCCGATGAACGCTTGAAGGACCTGATTGAACACATGTCCAAAATCAAGGTCGGTAACGGAAACTACTCTGCCGACGTGATGGGCGATAGCTATGAATTCCTGATTAAGAAATTCGCAGACCTTTCGAAGAAGAATGCGGGCGAGTTCTACACGCCTCGTTCCATTGTAAAGCTGCTGATCATGCTGATGGCTCCAAAAGCCGGAGAAACCGTCTATGATCCAGCCTGTGGCACGGGAGGCATGCTCATCGAGGCTATTCGATACATGCACGATGACAAGTTGACCTACGGCAAGATTTACGGACAAGAGAAAAACCTTGCCACTTCCGCAATTGCCCGCATGAATCTCTTCCTTCATGGCGCACGTGATTTCAAAGTAACTCAGGGCGACACGCTTCGTTCTCCTAACTATCTGGAACGTGGCTCTTTGCAGACCTTTGATTGTGTGGTCGCAAATCCTCCGTTCTCACTTAAGAACTGGGGCTCGGAGCAGTTCAGCAGCGATATTTACGGAAGAAATATCTGGGGCTGTCCAACAGACTCAAACGGCGACTTTGCATGGCTGCAGCACATGATTAAATCCATGAATCCGAAGACAGGCCGCTGCGCTGTTGTTCTTCCGCAGGGCGTTCTGTTCAGAAGTGGTAAGGAAGGCGAAATCAGAAAGCACCTCGTAGAATCCGACAAACTGGAAGCTATCATCACAATGGCAAGTGGTGTCTTCTACTCCACCGGTGTTTCTGCTTGCATACTATTCCTTAACAACAATAAATCACCTGAGCATAGAGGCCGCATCTGTATGATTGATGGCTCTGGCATTTATACGCCTCAACGTGCGCAGAATATCATGACCGAGGATGACATTCAGACCGTTTATAACCTTTATACTGCCTACGAGGATGTTATTGAGAAGGTTAAGATCGTGACCATCCCGGAAATCAAAGAGAAAGACTATTCTCTCGCAATTAACAACTACATTGAAAAGAAGGAGCAGGAAACCATCCCTCCGGCAGAAATCCGCAGACAGTACTTTGAAGCATTCGAAGAAATGATTGCTGCCGAAGAGAAGATGCGCCAGCTCTTACTGGAAGGAGGCTACATCAGTGAGTAAAAGAATAACCATCGAAGAACTGCAGTCCTATCTCTGGAACTCGGCAGTTCTGCTGCGAACAAACATTGATGCCGGTGCCTACAAACAGTACATTTTCCCGCTGCTGTTCTTCAAGCGCATCTGCGATGTGTATGACGAAGAAACCGCACTCGCAATCGAGGAATACGGTGAAGATGCCGCTGAATTTGATGCAGACGAAATTCACACCTTCGTGGTGCCGGAAGGCTATCACTGGAATGATGTTCGTGCAGTATCCGAAAATGTCGGTGTTGCTATCGTTGAAGCCTTCCGCAAGGTTGAAAATGCCAACGTCGATAAATTGCAGGGAATCTTTGGTGATGGTGCATGGACAAACAAAAACCGTCTGCCAGACCGCCTGCTGAAGGACCTGTTGGAGCATTTCAGTACCAAGACCCTCTCCATTGCTAATTGTCCGGAAGATGAACTTGGTCAAGGTTACGAATATCTCATCAAAAAGTTTGCTGATGACAGTGGCCACACTGCACAGGAGTTCTATACTAACCGTACTGTCGTGCATTTGATGACCGAGATGCTGAAGCCCGAATCCGGCGAATCCATTTACGATCCAACGTGTGGCAGCGCAGGTATGCTTATTTCGGCCATTGCATATCTCAAGGCGCAGAATAAGGAATGGCGCAACGTGTCTGTGTACGGTCAGGAGATCAACGCCCTTACCTCTGCTATTGGTAAGATGAATTTGTTCCTTCACGGTGTTAAGGATTTTAATATCGTTAACGGTGACACGCTCAAGGCTCCTGCTTTCGTTGAAAACGGAAAACTGCAGCAGTTCGATTTATGCCTTGCAAATCCGCCTTACTCCATTAGCCAATGGGACCGTGCCGCATTTGAAAGCGATAAGTACGGTCGTAACTTCTTAGGTGTACCTCCGCAGGGCCGTGCCGACTACGCTTTCCTTCAGCATATTATCGCCAGTCTGAAAGAAGATACCGGTCGATGCGCTATCCTCTTCCCGCACGGAGTTCTGTTCCGTAACGAAGAAAGCGCTATGCGTGAAAAACTGGTACGCAGCGATAAGGTGGAATGTGTTATTGGGCTTGGACCTAACCTGTTCTACAATTCACCGATGGAAGCCTGCATTATGATTTGCCGAATGACCAAGCGCCCTGACCGCCGTGGGCAGGTGCTGTTCATCAACGCTGTTAATGAGGTCGAGCGCAAAAATGCTCAGAGCTTCTTGGAGGACCGACATATCGCAAGAATCGCAGCCGCTTATGAAAACTACGCCGATGACGGTGATTTTGCAAAAGTGGCTACCATTCAGGATATTGCAGACAACAACTTCTCCCTGAGCATTCCTCTTTACGTAAAGCCGGAGGTCAGCGAAGATGATGTTGATACACGCACTGTTCAGGAACACTATGATAGTTGGCTTGCTGCTTCTGAAATGATGAAGTTGAGCTACGAAAAATTAAACACGTTATTGGGAAAGGAGGCGGACGACAATGAGTAAGGTTTTACTTGGCGATGTTGCCGTAGAACATAAAGAAACATGCAAAGGCAGCAAGGATGGCTACCCTATCGTCGGTCTGGAGCATCTGGTCCCGGAAGAAATCACTCTGACTGCATGGGGCGAAGGCAGCGAGAATACCTTCACTAAGATGTTCCGCAAAGGCAACGTTCTCTTTGGCCGTCGTCGTGCTTACCTGAAAAAGGCTGCTGTCGCTCCTTTTGATGGAATTTGCTCCGGCGACATTACTGTTATCGAGGCGAAACCGGACCGCATTCTGCCGGAGTTGTTACCGTTTATTATTCAAAACGATGCGCTGTTTGACTTTGCCGTTGGTAAGTCAGCTGGCTCCCTCTCTCCTCGTGTGAAATGGGAACATCTGAAGAATTTTGAGTTCGAGCTCCCGGATATGGATAAACAAAAAGAACTGGCCGCACTGCTCTGGGCTATGGATGACACGAAAAAATCCTACCAGAAGCTGATTGCAGCTACGGATGAACTGGTGAAATCTCAATTTATGGAGCAGTTCGGTGCCATTGATTCAGAGGGCTCTTTCACCCGCAAGCAGTGGAAAGACGTTCTGAAAATTGTAAATGGCAGAGATTATAAACCCATCGCAGACCCGGATGGACAGTATCCAGTCTACGGCTCAGGTGGCTTAATGGGCAGGGCAACAGATTATCTTTGCCCTGAACACACAGTAGTGGTCGGGCGAAAAGGCACAATTGATAAGCCTTTCGTGGTAAACGAGAAGTTCTGGAATGTAGATACAGCGTTTGGTGTTGTGCCTAACCAAGGAGTCTTGCATTATTTGTATTTATTCTGGTACTGCAAGCAACTCGATTTCAAGAAATTAAACAAGGCGTCTACACTGCCCAGCACAACCAAGGACGACTTGCTCAAACTTTGGATCAATGTTCCACCATATGAGCTTCAGGAGCAGTTTGCAGCCTTCGTCCGTCAGAGCGATAAATCAAAATTTGAACTCGAACAGGCTCTTGCAGAGCTGACCGCAACCTACAAACGCATTATTGCTGAGAATCTTGGCTAATTGATATGGTCATGAAGTTTCCTCCGGCTCGTGAGAAACCGGACAACGGAGGACATGAAAAGGAGGAAACAACATGATCAATCAAATAATCGCCAACATACAACAGGATTTGACTGAAATCCTAACTGAAACGCAACTGGAAGCACTATCACAGGTGCTAAACAAGCATTTATCGAAGCTGGCCACCGAAAAGCCAGCCGAAGAAAGCACAAAGCAGGATATGCTTCCGTTGTTTATTGCCGCAAAACGTGTAGAGGGCTGTTCCGAAAAGTCTCTCCGCTATTACGAATCGACCATTCGCAATATGCTGGAGGCTATCAACAAGCCCGAATGTCAGATCACCACTGAAGATCTGCGTGGTTATCTCGACACTTATCAGCGCCGTGGTACCGTAAGCAAGGTAACGCTGGATAATGTACGACGCATTCTCTCCTCTTTCTTTGCATGGCTTGAGGATGAGGATTATATCGTCAAAAGCCCAGTTCGAAGGATTCATAAGGTCAAGACCGGCAAAACGGTCAAAGAAACCTATTCTGATGAATCCTTGGAGCTCATGCGTGACCACTGCGACAATACACGTGATCTTGCCATGATTGACCTCTTGTCCTCTACCGGCATCCGTGTCGGCGAACTGGTGAAACTCAACCGCAATGATGTGGATTTTGAGAGCCGTGAGTGCATTGTATTTGGCAAGGGTAATAAACAGCGAAAGGTATACTTTGACGCAAGAACGAAAATTCATCTGCAGCGTTACCTGTCGGAACGCACGGATGATAATGAGGCACTTTTTGTATCGCTGCTCAAGCCGTATGACCGCTTGCAGATTAGCGGTGTAGAAATCAGGCTCCGCAAGATTGGCCGTGAGTTGAATTTCCAGAAAGTCCATCCTCACAAATTCCGCAGGACGCTGGCAACGATGGCCATCGATAAGGGCATGCCTATTGAGCAGGTACAGCAGCTTCTTGGCCACCAGAGTATTGATACTACGCTTCAATACGCTATGGTCAACCAGAACAACGTGAAAGAGTCGCACCGTAAATACATCGGATAAGTGATTGCAGCTGTTTGCAATTCTCAATTTATCGTTATGTTCGGTGAGTCCAAGAAAAATCCGAATGCTGTAGGTTTTGAAACGGCTTTTACCATTCGTGATGATTTGCGCAAACCGATAAACGATGCTGTGCGTTCTGAGATGCATACGGGAGAACTCTATCCTTACTACGGAGCCAATGGACAGGTAGATAGCATCAATGAATACTTAATGGATTGTGATGCCATCTGTCTTGCAGAGGATTGTGGCTCTTACGGCGCTGGAGAAGCTACTTCTTACATTGTTTCCGGCAAATGCTGGGTAAACAACCATGCGCATGTATTGATTCCAAAAGACTGCTGCGATATTGAATTCGCTAATGTCTATTTCAGGATTTTAGATATGTCCGAGTATGTTACTGGTACTACTCGTCTAAAGCTGACACAGGCAAAAATGAAAACACTGCCTATGATCCTGCCGCCAATGGACCAGCAAAAGCAGTTTGCAGCCTTTGTCCGTCAGAGCGATAAATCAAAATTTGCTGCTCTGAGAAGTTCAAATCTCAATTTATCGGGCCCACAGCCCACAAGGATTTCTCCGTTCATACCTCTTCCGTAAGGAGGTGTGCATAATGGCGAAATATCGATTTGAACAGATTGCAATCAACAGCACAGAAAAGAAAAAGCCAGTCGAGGAAGATCGCTTTACCTACCTCGGCCTTGAACATCTTGATTCCGGTAGTCTGAAAGTAACTCGCTTCGGCTCCGATGTTGCTCCTATCGGTGAAAAGCTGGTAATGCGTAAGGGCGACGTCCTGTTCGGTAAGCGTAGAGCCTATCAGAAAAAGGTAGCCATCGCACCTTTTGACGGAATCTTCTCTGCGCACGGTATGGTCCTGCGTCCTAACGTGGATGTTATTGATCCAAACTTCTTCCCGCTGTTCATCAGCTCAGATTACTTTCTGGATGCGGCCATCAAGATTTCTGTTGGGTCACTTTCACCCACTATAAACTGGCGAGACCTGAAGGTGCTGGAATTTGAACTGCCGGATTTGGAAACTCAGCGCAAACTGGCCGCTGTATTGTGGTCCATTAATGACACGATGGAGTCCTATAAAAAGCTGATTTCCGCTACCGATGAGCTCGTTAAGTCTCAATTTATGGAGCTGTTCGGAGATGCTACAACTAATCCCAAAGGACTACCGACTGCCCTAATAAAAAATGTTGCAGAGTGTTATGCTGGTGCTACACCAAGTACAAAGGTGGCTGCTTATTGGGATAATGCTACAATTCCATGGATGAGTTCAGGAGAGGTTCATAACGGTAGAGTTTCTGCTACGGAAAAGAAAATAAGTCAAGCTGGATATGACAGCTGCAGTACAAAGATGGTTCCTGCAAATTCCGTTGTTATTGCCCTTGCCGGACAAGGAAAAACAAGAGGAACTGTCGCTATAACTGAGATCGAGCTATGCACAAACCAGTCACTGTGCTGCATTATCCCGAATAGCTCTGTTATAAGTGATTATCTGTATTATCACTTAAAGCTGCGCTACGAGGAGATGCGTAATCTGGCAGGAATAGCCGAGGGACGAGGAGGTTTAAACCTTAAGCTCATTCAAGGGATACGCATTTTAGTCCCTTCCAAAGCTGCCCAAGAGGAATTCGTAGCCTTTGCCCGACAGAGCGATAAATCAAAATTATTAGCCTCAAATCTGGTGAGGCTGAACATAGAAAATACCAAACGAAAGGATGACCGTGACGTATGAATATCAACAACATCAATGTCAACAAATATCCGGTATCACAGGTCTTTGACCCGGATTCCAAGGTGATTTTTGAAATCCCTAAATACCAGCGTGAATATACTTGGGGCACCAGAGAATGGGAAGCCCTATTCGACGACCTCATTGAAAATGATGACGGTTACTTCCTCGGCTCCATTATCTGTATTAATTCCGCTACAGATTCCATCAATGCACCGAAATTTGAAGTTGTTGATGGCCAGCAAAGACTTACAACACTGAGTCTCTTCCTTTCTGCACTCTATACTACGCTGAACAGCAATAAGGAATTGTTGGACGAGGACCAGCAAGCTGATATCCTTCAGCTCAAAAGAAAAATCGTCCTGAAAAAGACGCAGTCCGATATTCGTGTTGTGCCGCAGGTGCAAGGCAGCAACCGTGATGATTATCTTGGCCTCTTAGCGAAAATCGGTATTATTCCAAAGCGTCCGATGCCGAACTTCGCAGGCCTCCGTCGTATCGTAAAGGCCTACAACTACTTCCTGAAGCGCATCAATGCCACTCTGGAAGAAACCGACGACAAGGTCGCTGGTATGTTTAAGATTCTGGATAAAGTAAACGCTGCCATCATGGTTATGATTGAAGTTTCCAACCATGCTGACGCTTACACTTTGTTCGAGTCCCTGAATAACAGAGGTACGCCTCTGACCTCCGTAGACCTTATTAAAAACCTGCTGCTGGCCCGGCTGGATGTTAGCGGCGAGGAAAATCTCGACTACTACTTTACCCGCTGGACTGAGATTCTTGGCAATCTCGGTGAGGAGTATTCTGAACAGGAGCGTTTCTTCCGTCAGAATTATAATGCTTTCCGCAAGAGCCTGAATGCACCCTTTGTAAAGGGCGACCGTCAGTATCCTCTTGGTACAATTGCTACCCGCTCCACTATGCTGGACATTTATGAGAAGCTGATCACAAGGGACCCTGTCGGCGCACTGGACGAGCTTTCCGAAAATGCTGCGATTTATGCAGGCATCATTCTGAATAAGACTGACGGCCTTACTCCGGCTCAACGTGATAGCTATCAAGATCTGCAGCGTGTTCAGGGTGCTCCTTCCTACCTGCTACTGATGTATCTTATCAAAAACAGCGATGCGCTTGGTATTGGTGAGGACGATATTGTGAAGGTTTGCAGATTGCTGGTGAACTTCTTTGTCCGTCGTAATTTGACCGACACACCGCCAACACGTGACCTTGCCCGCATGTTCATGTCCTATATTGAGGAAATTGAGCAGAATGGATATACTGGCGCTGCAATTTATGATAATCTGCGCAGCACACTGATTAAGAGTTCTTCTTCCGATGAAATCTTCGAAGAAAAGCTCCGTGGCCCGGTTTATGACGATAACAGCGGCGCTACCCGCTTCATTCTCTGCATGATGGCCAAACGCAGCATGACTGTTGAAAATGAAAAAGATCTGTGGCGTAAAACCAACAGCAACCAGTATGTTTGGTCCATCGAACATATCTTCCCGCAGGGCTCCAATATTCCTGATGAATGGGTAGATATGATTGCTGGCGGCGACCGCGAGAAGGCCAAGGAATATCAGTCACTTTATGTGCACACCTTTGGTAATCTTACCATCACCGGATATAATAGCACTCTCAGCAATAAGGCATTTGCTGAAAAGAAAGAACGTAAAGACTCAAACGGCCAATACATCGGTTATCGTAACGGCCTTAATCTGAACGATGATGTTTGCGATAAGGATGAATGGACCGTAGATATTATTAAAGCTCGTACAGACCGCATGGTTAAGGAAATCATGACGATGTTCGCTCTGTAATAAAGGGAGGGATAACTCTGGCACATAAGGATAAAACTTTCGCAGCATATCTGGAAGATGAATATTACGACATGATATTCAATCGCCTGAAAACACATGTATATCAAAATAAGCAAAGGCTCAATCTACATACCAGCCTTGTGCCTGATCCAAGCTATGTAGCATTGGATGATATCCATGTTATGGGCGTAACCTTTAAGGAAACTGATGACGACCGTATCCTGTTTCGTGCTGCGGTCCAAACCGATATTGTCGTCAAAGGTAGGACCCGCCGTGATTATGAGGAAGATATGGCCAGCGCATGGTTTGCCGTGTCTTTCACTGGCATTCTGCGTTGTGGCCTTACAATGGTTACTATTACTTCCGTGGAAGATTATACCCAAGAGCGCTTCAATAAAGAAGATGCTCTTACAAAGTTTTTAGTGCCTTATGTCTATGCCAAGGACCTCGACCTCCATGCAGAGAAGTTTCTGAAAAAATACTGTCCTCGTGCGTTGGAAACTCCGATGCCGCTTCCAATCAAGGAAGTTCTCGAAGCTATGTGTCTGATCGTGTATCCCGCTCCTCTCCCGGATGGAATATTTGGTCGCACCTATTTTAACAGTGCAACCGTAGACATTTATAAAGACCGCAACAGCGAAGAAATCATTTCCGTTGAAATTGATGAAGGAACCATTCTGGTGAGCCCAGACTCATTCTTTATGCGGAATATCGGCTGTACAAATAACACTATAATCCATGAGTGTGTGCATTGGGACAAGCATTATAAGTTCTTTGAGCTCCAGAAACTCATCAATCCTGAGCTTACTTCTATTTCCTGCAAGGTAGTAGAACAATATAAAAAAGGTAAGGACGATCTGTCAAACGAACTTGAATGGATGGAATGGCAGGCAAGCGCTATCGCACCAAAGATTCTTATTCCTGCTTGCACGGGTCGTATGAAGTTGAACGAGATTTTAATCAGTTTGACACATGCCTTCCCGAATACCCGTAGAGCAGAGATTATGCAATTAGCCATTAGTGAGTTTGCGGACTTCTTTCAAGTTTCCACTATGGCCGCAAAAATCCGTGCAATTGAGCTTGGCTTTGAACAGGCAGCTGGTGTGTTTAATTATGTAGATGGACAGTACTACCCTCCGTTTTCTTTCACGAAGGGCGCTCTAAAAAAGGACCAAACCTTCATAATTGACCGTAACAACGCCATTTTTGAGTCTACATTCAATGAGGCTCTTGCTAACGAGTATCGTGCTGGTCGATTCATTCATGCTGGCGGCATGTTCGTTATCAATGATCCAAAGTATGTGAGCATTCAGGAAGATGCTGCAGCTGAACTGACAGACTACGCTCTGGAGCATATAGATGAGTGCTGCCTCGTTTTTAACCGTGAGACCCGTGTCAGCAAGCACTACGACGATTCCTATTACAGAATCTGCTTCCTCTGCAGGGATGCTGATTCCAAGAGCTTTGTGGAAGCCAGCTATAATCCTCGTGAAGGAAAAAATGAGGATGTAGTCAAGCGAGCTCAGGAAATGGCTGCAATCATGGCTGAAGCCAAACGCATCAGTGAAATCCTCGAAGAAATTCCACCTACTTTCCACGGTACACTGGATTATCACGTTAAGCGCCGTGGTTACACAAACGAAAAGATGGAAGAGCGCACCGGTATCAGCTCACGTATGATTCAGGACTACAGGAACAAACGTGATGTCAAGCCTACTCTTCCGAGTGTGCTGGCTCTGTGCATTGGTCTTAATTTGCATCCGACTTTTTCATACGATCTGATTTCCAAGGCTGGACACAATATCATGGCTATCTCCGAGGAGAATATGATTTATCGTTATCTTATCGATAACCATCACATGGAAAACATCCGTATGTGGAATCAAAAGCTCCAAGATGCTGGAATCACACAGCAGCTTCCTAAAAACGGTAATAAAAATACCGCTCCGTAAAAATAATTCGGAAGTGCCACTTCCGCTTAAACCACTGTATTTTTAAGGCGTTCACGCTATCAAGGCGTGGACGTCTTATTTTTTGCCCATTTTACGGGCTTTTGAGGCAATTAAGGCGGAAATGCCACTTCCTCGTGCTTTTCGCCCTTCCCGACTACAATATAGGTGTGAGGTAAATCCTCACCGAAATCATCATCAATTGTACCGACTGATCATCGGTAGCTCAACGATTCATGGTGAACAATTTAATAATAACAGCTGCCTTGTGAGCAGGCCGCTGCAATCCGAAACGGAGTAATTCCGTCAGGACTGCGGTTTTATCATTGCGCCTTTTTGCAGCTGTACCAGAGTTCCTCCGTTTCGAGACATCGACAAACGGAGGAATTTTTCATGTCAAAGAATGCAAACCAGAGTAAAAACAACACCCGCTTTATCTACAGCCGTTCCCTCAAGGAAAAAATCCCTTGTACCGAGGAGCAGTTTCAGGACTTCTATCGCATGGCCGGTGCCATCCGTAAGAAGGAACAGTATCACCACCGCTGCAAATGCCCGAAGCAATTTATCTGGGCCTGCGATGGCGATTGTGAAAACTGTGAACATCACCTTGGTTATAAGGAACTTTCTCTCGAAGCGCCTAATACCGAAACCGGGGATTCCTTCATGGACATGCTCCCTGACGAAAACGTCAGCATGGAGCAGGTTTACGAAGACCGTCTTCTGCTTGAGCAACTTTTCCAGCGTCTTCGTGAACTTGACCCGGACGCCGACCGTATTATCGCCATGTGGATGGCTAACGACAAAATCTCCGACCGTGCCATTGCTGAGGCTCTGGGCCGTAAGCAGCGCACCTTCGCCGATCAGATGAAGCGCATCCGTACCGAACTGCATAAAATCTACGGTCGTTAATACAAATCTGCTCTCCGGCGGAGGCCACTCTGTCAGAGAGCAAAAACTTTTTTGAAAATTATCCGCTCAATTTCCTCTTTCATCTCCAGTGGAAAGATGTGAGGCACAACAAAACAGCTTCACAGAAACGGAGGTGACCCGCTATGGAGTCTTATCGCAATCGCAGCGGTCCTGACACTGAGGCCATTGAAATTCTCATCGCCATCAGTCAGGTGTCCGCAAGAATGGCAAGAAATCTCAGCATACTTGCCGCAAGACAATCCGAGGAAGGAGGAAAACATCATGAGCAAAATGAGCGAAATGGCTATGACCATCGAAGAGTTACGCAATGCTGCCGCTGCTATTACTGATGCAGCCAACTATCTGGCGCAGCTGTTTTCCGGTGAGGAGACAGATGCACAGCCAGAAAATCCCGCACCGGTGCAGAAGCCTGCATTAACGCTGGAACAGGTACGTGCAGTTCTTTCTGTGAAATCCCGTGCCGGTTATACAGCAAAAGTGCGTGAGCTGCTCCAGAAATACGGTGCCAGCAAGCTCTCTCAGGTAGACCCGTCCAATTATGAAGCGCTGCTTCGTGATGCGGAGGTGATCGGGAATGCCACCTAAAGCACACGCTATTTTATCAGCGTCCTCATCCCATCGCTGGCTGAACTGCCCTCCTTCTGCAAGGTTATGTGAAACCTACGAAGATAAAGGCTCCGATTATGCCGCCGAAGGGACCGACGCACACAGTCTCTGTGAGTACAAGCTCCGCACGGCGCTTGGTATGGAGGCTACAGACCCGACCGAGCATTTGACTTGGTATAACGAAGAAATGCTGGACTGCGCCAACGGTTATGCAGACTACATCTTAGAGCTGGTGGAAGCTGCCAAGGAAACCTGCGCCGATCCGGTGGTCCTCATCGAACAGCGAGTGGATTTCTCCCGCTGGGTAGAACAGGGATTTGGTACATCAGACGCCATCATCATCTCTGACGGAACGCTCCACGTGGTGGATTATAAGCATGGCCTTGGCGTTCTGGTGGAAGCAGATAACAATCCCCAGATGATGTGCTACGCACTCGGTGCCTTGGAGCTGTTCGACGCCATTTACGACATCGATACCGTGGCAATGACCGTGTATCAGCCGAGACGCCAGAATGTATCCACCTTCGAGATGTCCAAGGACGACATTTACCGCTGGGCCGATGAAGTCCTGAAGCCGACTGCAGAACTTGCCTTTGCCGGTGACGGTAACTTCCTCTGCGGCGAATGGTGCGGCTTCTGCAAGGCCAAGCATGAGTGCAGGGCCAGAGCCGAAGCAAACCTGATGCTGGCGCAGTACGATTTCAAGCTGCCTCCGCTGTTGGAGGATACGGAAATCGAGGTCATTCTCTCCCGTGCAGACCAGCTGGTCTCTTGGGTCAACGACATCAAGGAGTACGCACTCCAGCAGGCCATCTCCGGTAAGGAATGGACCGGCTTCAAACTGGTCGAAGGCCGCAGCAACCGTCGCTACACCGATGAGGCTGCTGTTACCCAGACCGTAACCGACGCAGGCTTTGACCCGTATGAGCGCAAGCTCCTCGGCATCACTGCCATGCAGAAGCTGCTCGGCAAGAGCCGCTTTGACGAACTCCTGTCGGCTTACATCGAAAAGCCACAGGGCAAACCCACACTTGTACCGGAAAGCGACAAACGCCCGGTCATGAATAATGCAAAAACTGATTTTATGGAGGAAAACGATTATGAGTAAGAATGTAAAACCTGTAAATCCCATGAAGGTCATCACTGGCCCTGAAACCCGCTGGAGCTACGCAAATGTCTGGGAGCCTAAGTCCATTAACGGCGGCACTCCTAAGTACAGCGTCAGCCTTATCATCCCTAAGTCCGACACTCGCACTGTTGCCAAGATTAAGGCTGCTATCGAAGCTGCCTATAAGGAAGGCGAAGCCAAGCTCAAGGGTAACGGCAAGACCGTACCTGCGCTTTCCATTTTGAAGACTCCTCTTCGTGATGGCGACCTTGAGAGACCTGACGATGCAGCCTACACCAATGCGTACTTCATCAACGCCAACGCTACCACAGCTCCCGGCATCGTGGACGCTGACCGCAATCCTATCATCAGCCGTTCCGAGGTTTACTCCGGTGTCTACGGTCGTGCCAGCATTACCTTCTATGCTTTCAATAGCTCCGGTAACAAGGGCATTGCCTGCGGCCTCAACAATCTCCAGAAGATTCGTGACGGTGAGCCTCTCGGCGGCAAGGCCAGCGCTGAGTCCGATTTCAATATGGATGAAGATGAGGATTTCCTCGACTAATGACCTGATTTCCCAACAGGGCGGCGGAGCAATCTGTCGCCCTGTTTGGGCTTGGAAAGGATGTGACAATTCATGAAAACACGGAGTATTGATATAGAAACCTATAGCAGCGCTCCACTTCAGAAGTCCGGTGTGTACCGTTATGTGGAGGCGGAGGATTTTGAAATTCTACTCTTTGGTTATAGCGTGGACTCCGGTCCGGTGCAGGTGGTCGACCTTGCCTACGGAGAACATATCCCAAAGGAAATCCTGCAGGCACTGGAGGATGAAGAAGTCATCAAATGGGCCTTCAACGCCACCTTTGAACGCAACTGCCTGTCTCGCTACTTGGGCTATCCTACCGGCGATTACTTAAATCCCGAAAGCTGGCGCTGTTCTATGATCTGGGCCGCTACGATGGGACTGCCTTTGTCGCTGGAAGGTGTCGGTGCCGTTTTGGGCCTTGAAAAGCAGAAACTCACTGAAGGCAAAGACCTCATCAAATATTTCTGCCAGCCTTGCGCTCCTACCAAATCCAATGGCCAGCGTACCAGAAACAGACCGTTCCATGCGCCGGATAAGTGGGACGCCTTCAAGAAATATAACCTTCGAGATGTGGAAACGGAAATGGCCATCCAGCAGCGCTTGGCAAAGTTCCCGGTATCGCCTGCGGTCTGGGAGGAATACCACCAGAGCGAGGAAATCAACGACACTGGTGTGCGTCTGGATATGGAACTGGTAGCGCAGGCCATTGAAATGGATACGCTGTCCCGTCAGAAGTTGACTGCCTCCATGAAGCACATGACCGCTTTGGAAAATCCCAACAGCGTCCAGCAGATGAAACAGTGGCTTGCTGATAATGGGATGGAGACCGACAGTCTTGATAAAAAGGCTGTGAACGAGCTTCTGAAAAAAGCTCCACCGGAACTTGCCGATGTATTGGTATTGCGTCAGCAGCTGGCCAAGTCCTCCGACAAAAAATATCAGGCAATGGAAAACACCGTTTGCGCTGACGGTCGTGCCAGAGGCATGTTCCAGTTCTATGGAGCCAATCGCACCGGGCGCTTCTCCGGTCGTAATATTCAATTGCAGAATCTCCCGCAAAACCACCTGCCAGATCTGGCCGAAGCTCGTGCGCTGGTCCGCTGCGGTGACTTTGCTGCCGTGGAGCTGCTTTATGAAGATGTGCCGGACACGCTCTCCCAGCTAATCCGCACAGCCTTCATTCCCGGAGATGGCGCACAATTTTATGTTGCTGACTTTTCTGCAATCGAGGCCCGTGTTATCGCTTGGTATGCAGATGAAAGCTGGCGACAGAAAGTCTTTGAACAAGGTGGCGACATTTACTGCGCTTCTGCCAGTCAGATGTTTAAGGTCCCTGTCGAGAAACACGGCATCAACGGCCACCTACGTCAAAAAGGCAAGATTGCGGAATTGGCCCTCGGCTACGGCGGCAGCGTCGGCGCACTTAAGGCAATGGGTGCTATCGAAATGGGTCTAACCGAAGATGAGCTTCCTCCTCTGGTAGATGCATGGCGACAGGCCAACCCGAAAATTGTCGAATTTTGGTAGGCCGTTGACCGTGCTGTTATGGAGGCCGTGAAATATAAGCACACGACCAGTCTTTATGGGCTGACCTTCTCTTGCAGAAGCGGCATGCTGTTTATCACGCTCCCTTCCGGCAGAAAGCTGGCCTATGTGAAACCGAAGGTCGGAATCAACAAGTTTGGCGGCGAGTGCATCACTTATGAAGGCGTCGGCTCCACTAAGAAATGGGAACGTTTAGAAAGCTACGGACCGAAATTTGTAGAGAACGTTGTACAGGCCATTTCCAGGGACCTTTTGATGAACGCTATAAAAACCCTATCCCACTGCTTTATCTGCGGCCACGTACACGATGAAATTATCATCGAATGCTCTGACAAAGTTTCTCTTGAGGTTTTATGCCAGCAGATGGCAAGAACCCCGGACTGGATGCCGGATATCTTGCTTCGTGCCGATTTATAAAAAATCATGAATTCATGATTTTTTGTATTATCCCCAAGAAAATATTATCCCCAGCCTTTGCGGTAACCTTTGAAAATAGTGGTCTACCATACAAATGCTGGGGATAATCTAATTGCTACTTCAAGCCACAGATCCTTGCCATTTCATCTTCATCGCCTTCCCATAAGGGTTTTTCAGCTGCATCAGTGGGCATATCAACCTTGTTCATTGCCTCGCGCATTTGCTCCATTGACGGGAGCGCATAAATTTTGGTGGTTTCAATACTGGAGTGACCAAGTATTTTGGAAATCATAATGGAATCTACACCATCCCGGTATAAATGTGTGGCTCTTTCAGCACGGAACAGATGCGGATAGACATGCTCCGGAATGTCAGGACATTCAATTCTGGCTTCATCAGCATATTTCTGGAGGATTCTCTCTACAGTACTCATGGAAATGGAGCCAATCTTGCCCTTTATCACCGTATAGAACAGATAATCGTCAGGTTTGCTTCCGTCAGAGTGATAAATGGACATATACCGTTTCAGATGCACCGCAGTTTTTTCGCTGATTGCTACAGAACGTTCTTTGTTTCCTTTTCCATGGATATGTAGCGAAAGCATTTTGAGATCCACATCATTAATCCGCAATCCGGTAAGTTCACTTACTCTGACAGCAGAATCATACAGAAGAACCATTATAGTCTTGTCCCGTATACCAATCTTTGTATCCTTAGGCTGTGCAAGTATTGCTGCCAGGCCTTCGTTTGTTATCAACTTCTTCTCCCGCTTCAGGATCTTCATTCCCGGCACTTTGGAAATCTGAAGAGCTATTGATTGAAGCGAAATGTCATCATCAGATACATACTGGACATATGTTTTGATGGCTGCAAGCCTCACATTGCATGTGGCTGCCGAGTTACCATGTTCTTTCAGATAAGCACAGTATTCCAGAAGCAGTTTTTTTGTGCAATCCTGAAAAGTAAATTTCGCTATGGAAATGCCCTTCTCATCATAAAGGTATTTCCTGAATCCGGAAAGCGAATCACGGTATGAGCGAACCGTTTCTGCACTACGACCCAACTGTCTGGGGAGATAGTTATCCAGATACTGCAAAGTTCTGGAGAAAAAGAGTTTGTCATTCGTCCCCTTCACATAAGGAAGTGGAGGGGACGAGGGCGGCTCTGACAATTTACGGTATAGTCATTCGTGGCTATGCCGTTTTTTGTTCCTTTGCACGCTTCTGTTTTAAGCGTTCTTGAAACATTTCCTCATATTCTTCAGCAGATGGGGCTGTTATAATACCCACGCCGTTGTAGTAGATGTCAATCGGATATACGGTTTTACCGTCTATGACCTGCTTTTTTGAAACCATAATATAGTCGATAAACTCATTGACAATGGCAGGAATAAGTTCCTTGATTTCCGTGTATCGCTTAACCTTTTCCACAAACGCAAGCACATTTGCAGTTTTATCGTCCTGTGCTTCGATTTCATTGCGAAGCATGGCAACTGTTTCCTTGAGCGATTTCTGCTCTGCTTCATAGCTTGCAGACATTATGGCAAAACGCTCATCAGTCAACTTGCCCGATATATTGTCCTCATAAATCCGCTGAAATAATACATCTAATTCTTCAATACGCTTTTCGGATTTCGCAAGCTCTCGGCGTTTCTTGGCAAGTTCTTTTTTCTGTTCCTCGCTAGATTTCTCAAGCTGTTCCTGTATGAATTGCTTTTCAAAAGCCTGTACATAAAAAAGAACACGCCGCAAACTCTCAAGCACTAAGGCATAGACTACCTTTTCTCGAATATAATGTGCGGTACAATTTGCTGTATTCTTTCGGTAGCTGGAGCAGAAGAAATATGCCTGCTCTCGGCTGTAATTATTCGTTACACTGTAATACAGCTTTTCACCACAATCTCCGCAGTAAAGCAATCCCGAAAACATACTGACCTCGCCTGTGCGGTTTGGTCTGCGTTTGTTCGCCCGAAGCGTCTGCACAAGCTCCCAAGTTTCCCTGTCAATAATGGCTTCGTGGGTATTCTCAAAGACTTTCCATTCTTCCTTTGGTCGCTCAATTTTCGTTTTATCCTTAAATGAGCGTGTAGTGGAACGAAAATTTACCGTATCTCCGATGTATTCCTGCCTTTCAAGAATATCCGCAACCGTCCTTGCTGCCCATTTATGCGGAACAGCAGGTAATGCAGAGGTTTTTCTGCCCTGTGATTGCCAATATTCAGTCGGTGTTGGAATACCCTCCGAAAATAGAATGTTTGCTATCTGTGTCGGTCCATACCCTTCAACGCATAAACGGAATATTTTTCGCACAATCTCAGCAGCCTCTTCATCAACAAGCCATTCGTCGTGATTGGTTTCGTTTTTCTTGTAGCCGTATGGAATTACCGTAGTCAACGGCTTGCCAGACATACCTTTGTTTTGAAATACCGCACGCACTTTTTTTGAAGTATTCTTGGCGTGCATTTCATTAAACCAGTCCTGCACAGGAAGAAAATCACTGAGTCCGTCTTTGGTGTCGATATTATCCATAATGGCGATATACCGAACGCCTAAACGTACAAAATCTTCTTCCAAAAGCTGACCGACAACAAGACGGTTTCGTCCGAGCCTTGAATGGTCTTTTACAATGATAGTTTCAATCTTTCCTGCTTCGGCAAGCTCCATCAGCTCCATAAAAGCAGGTCTTGTAAAACTAACGCCAGAATACCCATCATCTACGAAGAACTTGGTGTTCTTAAATCCATTTTCTTTTGCGTATTTTTCTACGATTGATTTTTGATTGATAATACTGTTGCTCTCGCCTTGCAGTTCGTCATCTCTTGATAATCGGCAATAAAGAGCTGTTATTTTATCTGACTGTCTGTTCAAAATTAACTCCTTTCCGACAGTCGGATATGATATGAATTGTAGTGATGCTATTTTACCATATCTGCCGCCTTGCTTCAACGCTTTAAAGTGATAATCTTTTTCGCTATTTATTTTTTAACACTATCCTGTGTACCTTTTCTACCATATCTTCGCTTTTTTCATTATCAAAATAGGAGCAAACAACATAATAAATACCGTCCATTTCCTTTACAAAATCCAATTCTTTAGGCTTGGAGATTTGTTCAAAAAAGGCAAGGCGTTTCTCCTTTGGCAATTCGGCAAGCATATCATAAATATTATCAATTGCTTCTCGGATAGTTATATCTTCAATAATTTCGTTCTGTTCGCTCATAATTCAATCCTTTCTCAATGTTAAGTACAGAGATATTTTTTCATCTGTGCTTTTACTTTCTCTTTCGCACGGGTAATGGATTGACCTACCGAAGAAGCGGTACAATGTTCCATAGCGGCAATTTTATAATAGTTATATTCATACTCATAGTAGAGTAGGAAACGCCGCCTTTGAATTTCGGGCAGGGCAGCTATCGCTTTGTAAAGTAGTTCCGTTTGTTCTTCCCCAATGATAAGTTCATCAACAGCTTTGGGAAGTCTTAACGCTCGTCTGTTCAGCGTTTCATCATAAATCTCCGAAAACTCTCTGTGCCGCCAATCCCAATTTTCTAATTTCCGATTATCAAGCTCCAATCTGCGAAACGCCATATAAAAATCATAGGACACATTCAATTCGTAGGAAATGCCTTGTCCGTCTTTGAAGCTGATAAAGTATCTCGTTCCGTTCTCTGTTACTTTCTCCCGAAGTATATATGTTCTGCTCCGATACCACATTCTTTTTCCTCCTGCTGAAAAAATGGGTGAGAGGTTTTGCCCTCTCACCCAACAGCCCATAAGGAAATGTGGTTTTCTCCCTTACGCCTTAACTTTCCTTGCAAAGCTGCGTAAAACGCCGATGGCAGAGGAAACATTGATGGTAGTATCGTCATATAGGACAACGCAAGGCGTTCCCGTTGAGCCAGAGGTCGTGTAAACCAGATATTTCCCGTTTAACTTCTTTCCCACATTGGAAAGGTCTGTCATAAAGTGATTGACGGTTTTCCTTGTGATAGACCTGTCTGTAAACCATTCGTCAAAGTGCTTTGCCATATCCGCTTTGTTGGTAGTCGGATATTCCGATAAGGGGCTGTTTTCGTCAATGCCCTGATAGAGCTTTGCAAAATAGGGGCTGTTTTCTCTCGCATAAGTAATTAGCTCCCGCAAGCGGCATTGCTGTAATGCAAGTCGATTTTGCTTGTCCATTTTGTCCGCTTGGTGCGTGAGAGCCAACGCCTTTAATAATCCGATTGTTTTCATACGCTGTGCCTTTTTGCCCCCTGTACCATATCTGCGACAGTCTGTTTCATCATTTTGGAAACCTGCTCATCTGTATAAGAAAAATGGTTTTCACAAATCATCGTTCCAATTCCCAATAGGAATAAGCAGCTCCGCATAAGAATATCTTTGCAGCTTTCTGTGTCCAATCCGTACAGTTCCGACATCTTTACTATCATTTTTTGATTGCTTTCATAAGTCATCATGAATTCCATCAGGGATTCCCCTTGAAATCCTCCTGAAAAATAGAGCAGACGGTATAAATGCGGTTTGTTGCGGGCGAGGTCAATCGTCCATGAAACAACCTTTGGCATAAAATCGGGCTGATTTTCAAAGGCTAATACTTCATCAACAAACTTGCTGCACGCATAATCGAAGGTTGCCTGCCGCAAATCTTCCATCGTCGGAAATTGACTGAAAACAGGCTGAATAGAACAACCTACCGATTTTGCAACACTTCGGGAAGTTACAGCAGAAATACCCTTGCTTTCCGCTATTTGAAATGCGTGGTCTAACAAGATTTCTTTTGTTATTTTTTGTCTTGGTGGCATGAATATCCTCCTTGTTCCGTTTTATACCTTTGGATATATATCATAAGATATATTATAGCTGTTGCTTCGATTTTTGTCAATGTGCATGCCACTAAGTTCACGAAAAAATTACTTCTTACACATGTGAGCATTTCAAAAAAATATGGGGCCTTAGGGGGATTTTACCCCCTAACAAGCGAATTTGGTTATCCAAATTCAGTGCTTGGTAAGACATAATCTGTCGTAGCTATCTTTAATAGCTTGACATTCATTGTATACATTTAATTTGCTTTATATGGTCAAGTATACTCCGTGTCTTCTATTTAACTACCCACTTCTCAAATTTAAAAGCGTTCAGTTTACTATTATTGACTTTGAAAAAAGAAGCGGATATAATATAGTAAAGTACCCTGTTGATAATTTGAAATAGGGTCAGTTAAGTAGAGGTGAAAAAATGCTTCAGAAAAATGACATTGAAATTTTGAGAAAGCTGTTTAGCCAACACAATTATATTATGACTACCGCTGAACTGACAGCTTCAAAACTATATTACGCAGATATAAAATTGCTTTTAGATGAAGGTCTGATTGAAAGGGTAAGGCGGGGCTACTATCATTGGATTGAAGACTCTGGAGAAAGCGAAATTGTAATTATCAATCGTCTGTTCCCCGATGCAGTCCTTTGTATGGAAACAGCTCTTTTCTACTACCGATACAGTGACCGAAATCCTGCTGAGTGGAATTTTGCAATTGATAAAAATGTTTCAAAATTGCGTACTAAAATTGATTATCCATTTATTAAGGCGTACCGTGTTGAGTCTGCATTGGTTACACTAGGAGAAGCCAGCGGAAAAATTGATTCTATTGATGTCCGTATTTATGACCGTGACCGCACCATTTGTGATGTACTGCGAAATATGAATAAGATGGATAAAGAAATTTTTAATAAGGCAATACAGGGGTATGTAAAAGACTCGAAGAAAAATATTCCTAACCTAATGAAGTATGCAAAAGTGCTACGGGTGCAAAAGCGAGTAAAAGAAATGATTGGAGTGTGGTTGTGATGGCTGATATTGTAGCTTCAGTTCTTGCGAAACTTAAAAACAAAGCAAAGGCATCTGGTATCAGCTATCAGCAGTGCTTACAGCTTTTTGTACAAGAGGAATTTCTGCGTAAACTTTCAAAATCTGGATATGAGGATAACCTCATTCTCAAGGGTGGTCTGTTTATTTACACGCTTACCAATTTTGAGAGCCGAGCTACGATTGATGTGGACTTCCTTCTTCGGGCAGCTTCTAATTCGATTGAAGATGTAAAGGAATTGATTAATAAGGTAATCAACACGCCAACAGGTAACGATTATATTGCTATGACCGCAAAAGGCTTTGAGGAAATCTCACCGCAAAGAAAATATCACGGTATCAGTGCACAAATTATTGCTCAGATAAAAAATGTCCGTGTTCCCTTTAATGTAGACATAGGTGTGGGCGATGTCATTGTGCCTTGTGCTGAGGAACGGGCAATTAACACACAGCTTCCTGACTTTGAAGCTCCTATTATCAAAACCTACTCTCTTGAAAGCACTATCGCAGAAAAATTCGATGCAATCCTGCAACGATTTGAACTGACCGGCAGAATGAAAGATTTTTATGATATTTATTATTTAGCACGGACTTTTGATTTTGATGGAGCAAAATTGCAGACGGCAATTTTTGAAACCTTACAGCGGCGCGGCACTCCCTATGACCGAAATAGCTTCAAACGGATTGTTTCACTTGCCGAAGATGAGGACATGCAGAAGCGGTGGAAATATTTTTTGAAGAATATCAAAGATAGTACTCTTGAGTTTGCTGTTGTGGTTGATGAACTTCAAGAATTCCTTGAGCCCGTATTTGATGCAATTGTGAACGAAGACGAGCGACAAGAACAGTGGAATTGCATGCAGCAACAATGGATTTAATTTGATTAAAATAGATTTAAAAGGAGAATTAGTTATGGGAAATCCAGTTAATTTAACAGCAGAGCAAAAAGTATTGAAAGATAGACTTTACGAAATGAATCAAAAATTGTGGGAAATTTTAAAGGATAGAAGAAAACCAACGGATTATGAAGCAATGCAGCCACTGTATCATGAAATGGCTGAAACTGCCCATGAATTACACATGTCATTAAAAGATAGTGGAAATGAACCTAAGCATCACAAATATATGTTAGAAAACAGAGGTGTACCTGTCGAAGATATTGAATTTTATAATCACATTCATCCTGTTGATGATTTATTAAAGTTTATTGATGATATAAATGCCAATGATGACCCAGAAGATACAACTATAGGAAAAAAATTCACATTGAAAATCTACACAAGAAGATGGGGACATTATGACCATTATTCAATGGTTAGAACAGAACATGGATGGGATTTTCAAGAAATGCTCAAATCTAATTCTGGTGAGTGTGGAAAAGATGGTAATCCAAATTTGTGTAGAGCATTAGAGCATGATAATGTTTGTTATCCAAAACAAATTGGTGACTTTTTTGAATATCTTTGGGAACAGGCATCAGAAGGTTTAACAGCTCAAGAGGTTCAAGAGTGTTTTGATATGCTTGGAGAGTGGATAAGTACATGTGAAATGAATACTCCTCGTGGCATTTTTGGAGGACTGATATAATGGATGTGAGGAAAATAACAAGTGGAAAAGGTGCAGTGACTTTCCTTGATGTTTTGGGATGGAAAGGAATATGGGAAAGAAATCAATTTGCCATAAATAAGTTGCAAAGTTTTGTTTATGAAATGCAGAAGAAAGCACAAGAAGTTTCTGAGAAATATATGGACGACCCAAGCTTGCGAGGCAAATCTAATCCAACAGAAGTATTAAGCATCTCTGATACTATTGCTATTTTTACTTCTGCATCACCACAAGCCGCAATAGGGATTCATGCTGAATTATGCTCTTGGGCATTATCCTATTCATTGGAACAAGAATTGCCGCTACGGGGAGCAATAAGCTACGGTGAATATTCAATAGCCGACAATATTATGTTAGGTTATGCAGTAGATGAGGCTGCAAGTTGGCATGAAATTACAGATTGGATTGGTGTTATCTTAACTCCTTCTGCAAAAATGTACTTAAGAAATAACCTGCCAGAGTTCGTAGCCGAGTATAATAATATTCCATTCAAAAGAAGCATGAAGACTTTAAATCTCTGTGTCAAATGGTCTTTTGGAGATGAGAAAATGTTGTATGATTTTATCCAGAAAAAAGGACCCCATATTCCAGAAATTGCACCGAAGTATTTAAATACATTAGAGTTTTTGCAACGATAAAACGGAGGTTGAAATGAAATTTGAAAGTATAAAAATAAAAAACTTTAGAAACTTCGAAGATATCGAATTGACTTTATCTAATAAGAATATTTTCTTTGGGTTGAATGATGTTGGCAAAACTAATTTTTTATATGCACTGCGGTATGTGTTTGATAAAGATATTCGTAAGTTAAATCTTGTAGACTCAGACTTTCATAATAAGCAGTTTGATAAACCAATAGAAATTATTGTGACATTGGACATAAGTGATGTTGAGGATAGCGATTGCCAAAAACTTCGTGCTCAACTCAAAGGTGCATTGCAAAGCAAACATAGCAAAGTTTATATAAAATTACTTGCAGAATACAACAAGAATGAGCTGCTTGCGTTACCACTACTATATTGGGGTGGGGATTTAGATAATCTTCAAGAGATGAAACAACGAGGGTATCTTTACGAAATAGACTATGTATTCAATGTAATTTATATTGACTCATATGTTGACTTATATTCCTTATTCAAGAAGAATGTAAGCCAACTAATAAAAAATGAGAATGATGACAACAAAGTTGCATTAGCTAATATTCAAAAAACAGTTGACGAATTAAACAACAATATATCATCATTGTCTGGGATTAAGGAATTTGAAAGTAGGCTCACCCCAGAATATCAAAAGTTTCGTGATGAAGGAATTTCGGTATCAATTAAATCTGAGATTGCAGTAAAAGGATTATATTCAAATATCATTCCTTATATCAAGCAAAATGATGATGAAAATTTATATCCTACTGCGGGCGAAGGTCGTAAGAAATTGTTGGCTTATTCAATCTTTGATATTCTTGCAGATGAAAATGCAGAGAAAAAGATAACACTCTTTTTAATTGAAGAACCAGAAAATCATCTACATAAATCTATGCAAATTGCGTTGTCGCAAATACTTTTTACAGATACCAAATATACATATCTGTTTGTTACAACGCATTCGCCATTTGTGCTTTATGAGATGGATAATGTGAATTTGGTACGCATATATAGTGACAGAAAAATTAACGGTATCAGCACTTTTTATAAAGTGCCAGAAAATTATGAAAAAGCAAGAAAAATGTTAAATCGTTGCTTGTCAGAAGCGATTTTTGCAAACAAGGTGCTTTTAGTTGAAGGACCATCTGAATATATGTTATTCAGCAAGGTGCTTGCTATTGTTCATCCATTTTATGAAGCAGATGGAATTTATATTTTATCTGTTGATGGAGTTGGATTTGAAACCTATTTTTCTATATTAGATAAACTTGAAATATTTAATGTGGTCAAAACAGACAATGACTTGAGAGCAGTAAAAGGAAAAGGCACATACAGTGTATTAGGTTTTTCACGCTGTAATAATTTTATAAGAAAGAAGTTGCTGCCTACTAAGCAAATCACAGAAAAATCTGTAGCTGCAAAAAGAACATTATATAACGCAAATAAAGAAATTCTTGATAAAATACGAAGTGAATATTACATCTTCTTATCAAAAGTGGATTTGGAAAACGATTTAGATGAAGTAATGCATGATAGGTTGTTAACCTTATTGGGAGAAACTTCACCTGTTGATTATTTGCAAGATTCAAAACATTACCATATGGTAGAGTTAATCGAAAAACTTTCTGATACAGATTGCAGAACAATATATAACCATTATAATTTTGCGTGTTTAAAGGAGGTTGCCGAATGAAACTATCTCCCATTCAAGAAAAAATTATAAACACTTCAGGTAATTTAATTGTTCGAGCGAGTGCAGGAACAGGTAAGACGCATACAATGGTCAACAAAATTGCTAAAGAAATTAATGATAATCGTACTCACAAGGTTGTTGCGGCTATTACTTTTACCATTAAAGCAGCACAAGAGATTAAAGATAGATTGTCTGTAGATATTACTCAACACTTTATAGGAACAAATAATAGCTTCGTGATAGAAGAAATCATAAAGCCATTTATGAAGGATGTGTATGGCTCTGATTATGATATAGATATGAGTACAGATTATTCACGGGAGGCAAAAGTTGAAACTTTTCAAAATGCTATTGATAAAATCAAAAATGAAGGAGTTCTTTGTTCTTACACAGACAATAAGAAGAATTTTATATTTGAGTTAGCTCAAGAAATAGTGGAAAATTCTACTGCTTGCAGATTATATCTTCAAGCAAAATACTTTAAGATTTATATTGATGAATACCAAGATTGTGATAAATCTATGCACAAACTTTTTATGTATCTATGTGATATAATGAAAATTGAAACATTTATAGTAGGTGATGAAAAGCAATCTATCTATATTTGGCGTGGAGCATATCCAGAGGCTTTTGTAAATATTTGGAACAAAGAAAATTTCAGTAAGATATTTATGGGCGATAATTTTCGCTCTTGTAAACAAATACAGAACTATTCAAACCTGTTGTATGATGAGACACGGTATTTGTACGCTCCTATAGATAATTTGAGTAATATAATTTGCTTATCACCTACGGCTTCTAACTGGGTAACTGAAACCTTGAAATATATTGACTCCAACAAAAAATCTGCATTGCTCCGATTTAGTAATGATAATGCAAGAATAGGTGCGGATGAGTTATCTGCTCATGGAGTCGAGTACACATATATACCTCAAACTCCCATTGCAGAAATCACCACAGATACAGCTTGGTTATACTCTGCCATTGCTAAATATTTAATTATAGAAAAATATTCAGTCTACGATGTTATTTCTGAAATACCTGTTGAAGGAAATGAAACTCGTAAAATAGTATCCAACATTAAGCGAATGTTAAGTAAAATTGGGCAGGCTATAATTGATGAGAACGCTTTCTATTCGGCAGTTGATGATTTGGCTGTATATTTGGGATATGAAACCCGAACTGACCATATAAAGAAATTATACCAAACGATAACTGATGAGAAGTTTCATGTTGCTTTCGAAGCTGAAAAATATCAGCATATTGCAATTACATTCCATTCTTCGAAAGGATTAGAATTTGAGCAAGTCATAATATTTGCAGAAGACTATCGCTTATCTGATATATCAAGTTTATGTAATCACTATGTTGCTGTAACACGGGCAAGGAGCAAGTTAATTATTGTAAAATTAAATAATTATAATGCTAACTGTTTCCAGAGCAATTTAGCTAAGATATTAGCTAAGAGCAACCTTGGAATTGACAATTTGCTTATTCAAAAATAATGATATTTCTTAATAAAAATGAAGTGAGCCATTTTCGTGGCATTAACCTACAGAATTTCTAGACATATTCTTTCTCTCAAAACAGCAGAAAAAGCTAGTCTTTGCAAGCTTTCTTATTAACACAATTTATACATTAGACAATGTTTTGAATAAAAAATTAACTTCTATTCTGTTATTCAAAGGGAACAAAAACTTACATTCTAAATTATAACAAAAATGGGCATCGTATTCTTGATACAACAAGAATACGATGCCCATTATATCACGGTATTTATTTGTAGATTAACTCATTTAAAACGATTTCTTCCGATTGCTGTCTAATGCAATTCATTTTTCTAACCCATTTCATAGGACTATCAGCCTTCATCTGTTCAGTAATACCATGTGTTGTTTTTAACTGCTTTACAATTCGACAAAAACGCTCTTGTGCTTGTCTATCAATCTCGAAAAGATATTCTTTAAGCTCTCCGCTTGTAAGTAAAGTGATATAAGTCAACCTTCGGTGCTCTTGTAAAAATTTCAAATGCCGTTGCCCATAAATACCAATATCGTTTTCTCCACTCTTAGAAAGTGCAAGATTTGGAATGAGATAATCGCCTTGCTTGCAGTAAGTACCGCCGTTGTATTCAAATAATGATTTCATTGTAGTTTTCCTCCATAATAATTTAATTCGTACTACAAATCTTCATATCCAACCGTCTTTACAAATACTTATAAATACCACGAAGGGACACTTCCTTATGTGAAGTGTCCCTTATGTGTCGTTTTGTTTTTATTCACTTTCGTTTACCTCCGGAATTACGATGTTTGATGTTTTATCCTTCTCATGGATGATTTTGAATGCTTCTGACACCTGATGGTAATAATAAAGTGACTCGTGGATGCTGTTATGGCCAAGATATTTACTGAGATATGGCAGCTTATCTTCTATATTTTCGCCGTTTTCCATCCATGCGTTGAGTCTGTCCACCACAAATGTGTGACGAAACGACTTTATCGTCGGTGGATTGCTGATCGCAGCGTAAGATGTCATCGCCAGAGTCCTCTGAAAATAGGCTCTCACTGTTACCTCGTTTATTGGCTTGCCCTTCTTAGTGCCAGGAAACACAAGCACTTCATCCGGGCATTCTGCTGATATGTATTCATTGTATTTTCTGATCATCTCTGCAACATCAGGTGTTACCCAGACCACCCTGTCTTTATAGCCTTTGGACTGTAGGATAGTGATTCTGCCGGAGTCACAGTCTATGTCATCCCAAGTAAGCCATAGGGGTTCGGACAACCTGAGACCACAGCAGTAATACAGACGGAAGATAACCCTGCATTCTTCAAGGAAGCGTTTGTTCTTCCTCTTGATTTTCAGCTTGTTGAGACATTCAAAAAACTCTTTGCGTTCTTCTGACGTAAATACATGGGCTATTTTCGTCTCTGTTGACTGGAGCATTTGTGGCATATAGCTTCTACTCCGATGGAGATCAGATACTTTGACACTTGACGCAGATTGCTCACGCGTATATTTCGCGAACTGATTCCTTCCGTATCACGCTGAACAGCCCATGCATCAGACAGAGTTTTTGTAACCGTTTCCGAATCAAATCCTTTTTCAATGCAAAAGGTATCGAGTTCTTTAAGCACATCCGCATTAGAATTGTACATATATCCAGAGGATCTTTTTTCCCGGATCAGTCCCTCAATAGCGGGTGCAAGGGAACTGCTAAAAGTATAATTACGACACGGTTTCATAATTAATCACCGTCCTTTCCAGAGGGAGACAACAGGATCTGAGCATTTCCTCATCTACGGAGAGATATCTGTTAACTGTATCCATGGTTGAATGTCCCAAGGAATCTTTAATGGTATCTGTCTTAGTTCCGGCTGCAAGAAGTCTGGAGGCAAAAGTACGCCTCAAAATATGAAATGATCCAGTGGTATTGTTCAAGGCGTGTTTAACGGCAATCCCACAAGCCGATGGATCTGCTTTTTTGAACGGAGCAGCCATTGAAAGGAAAATAAAATCGTCTTCATCGCTCATCCTTGGGCGGCCATTCTTGATATATTTGTAAAGACTATTACCTACAGATATCGGCATCGGCAGTACAAGCGGCCTGTATGTCTTTTGCTGTGTTATGGAAATGGTCTGTGCTTTCCAGTCTATGTTTGAAAACCTTAAATTAACGACATCGATTCTTCTCAGCCCCATCAGCAGGCCGAGCATAAGAATCGCGGAATCCCGCAACTGGAGAGGTGTCGCCGCATTATCCCTGAACGCATAGATCATTTGTATTTCTTCGTCAGAGAGGACGTTGACGATTTTTCTCTGTTGATTAGATTGTGTTGGCAGGGCACGGGAAAGATCCTGCGTTACATAACCTTTTTCAAAGCAAAACATGAGAAACACTCTTAGGTCATATGAATAATTATTCTTGTGATTGACGGTCTTTTCAGAGATCCATGTACAGTATTCCTTTACGTTTATAAGAGAGATTTCGGACACTGCCGGGATTTCTTTTTCCTGCATATACAGCAAAAAAGATATCACACCGGATTTATGTACGTCTAAAGTGGCTGGTGCAATGTTTTCTTTTCTGCGGCATGATAAGAAATCATTCAACAGTTTTTTATACGTTGATGATAATTCAGTGATTTTCCCAGGATCACACAAGACGATTTCCAGGTCGTTCCCCGTAATCGTACCCGTACTGATAAACACATCCAGAATGTAAAAACTGCGTTTGATGGATGGCTTGCGATGCGGCTCCTCCATAAATTCGACCATTCTATCTGCCCAAATCTGGACGTTCTCTTTGGTGTATGGGATGGAGAACTCCCGCATAAAGATGTAGAACATCTGATAATACACGAGATAGTTGTTTCTTGTGGCATCCTTATTGTGGCGAAATTCTTTACGGAGAATACTTATAAGAACGTTTGCTTTCTGCCAATACACATCAGAACTTATTCCACTTGTTTCAAAGGAAGAGACTTCTTTTGAAAACTTCCTAATGGCATAGCCGGCAACTCTTGCCTGTAATGGAGATGTAAGAACGATGGGTATATGTCCGGCGATAATTCCATGCTCCGCAAGGAACTGAAGAAAATATCTCACAGAGTAGAGACAGATGTATGTGTCCCCGATGACATCAGCGTAAGCGTGATATCTTGATATCAACTCTGTTGAAATATCCCGTGCATAAAGAATCCCTTCATTCATTAGAATGGCTGCAAAGCTAATACAGTGAACCAACTGGTCACGAGACGCACGAAACTGCAGGCGGGAAAGTAGATCATTCCTATAGAGTATCAGGTGACTTTTTAAATCCTCGGAAAGTGTGTCATATACAGTCGGCAGAAAATCATAGTCTGTTTTGACCGCACCATTGGTAACAGCATCGTTGAGCTCGTAAATAAGCTTACGATTCTGCTGGTATTTCTCATCATCCCAGGTTACCTGATTATCAGAAAGCCACTTTAATGCCACCTCATGAGAATAAGTTTCAGATTTGTTGGATAGAAAATATCCTCGAAATGATTTCATAGCAGCTTTTTCTTCATCTGTAATAACATGCCGCTGTTCCTTCCAGCATTGTTTCAGGCGTTTGATGCTTTCTTCGTATTTAGCATCCAATATAAATCCCCCTTTCGTTATAATGGTAATAACAAAATATTATCCCCAACTTTTTGTTCTCAAAGTGTATATTCGGAGAACTTTCAGTGAAAGTTGAGGATAATATTTTCTTGGGGATAATATAAAAAAGATTAACAAGTCTTCGTCAAAACAGAGCGTTCATCTCCAAAGGGTATTAGAGGTGGACGCTCTTTTTCTATGCCCACCGGAAAGGAGGATTCGTGTTTTGAGCATCAGCAAATTCAACAGCGAGGGATATTTTGACCCAACGGCCTACGGCGCACTCTCCGTCATTGAACGTGAGGAACGCTCCCTTCGTGCTTTTAGACCCATCGTCTATATCTGTTCTCCTTATGCCGGAGACATTGATGCGAATGTGGACGCTGCCAGACGCTACAGTCGCTTTGCCGTAGAACAGGGATACATCCCCATCGCACCTCACTTGCTATTTCCGCAGTTTCTGAATGATGCGGACCCGAAGGAGCGCCAGCTCGGTCTGTTCTTCGGAAATGCCCTGATGAGCAAATGCTCCGAGGTTTGGGTGTTTGGCAGTCGCATTTCAGCAGGCATGGAGGCAGAAATCGAAAGAGCCAAGTGGAAGAATTACCGCTTACGCTATTTCACCGAAAATTTGAAGGAGGCTTAACCCTATGTATGAAGTAATCGAAAAAAGAAAAATGCTACCTGACGGCACTGAAATCTCTACCTATACCCGTGAAGTAATCAGCGCCAACATCCTCGAAGTGGAAGCTGGCACTACCGGCTATATGGGCAGCGACAGCGGTCACGGCGGTCGCACCTATTTCCGTATTCAGGACAGCGCCAGCACTGATATGGAAATCCGCACATTTGTGGATAAGCACGGCTGCTACGGCTTTGAAGTTTTCCTCGGCGGCGACTGTGAGCTGGAAACCACTATCCGGGCGCTGAAGTTTATCACCAAGGTGCTGGAGAAGGAATCTAAGGAGGTGTATGACTGATGTTTACTATCTACTCTGCTGATGTTACCGGCAATCCCGGCAACTGCTCCTATCCCCACAAACATGTGATTTTGGATGAGGCCAGTCTGAAATCTGCAATCAGCCACGACTATGTCTGCGCTGAATATCGCAACAGTTATCGTAACGGCGAAAACTTCATCGGCAGCGACTGTCTGCCGGTGGACTGCGATAACGACTATTCTGAAAATCCTGCTGACTGGATGACACCGGAGGATGTGATGTAGGCCTTTCCGGGCGTTACCTTTGCCATCCATTTCAGCCGCTTCCATAACCGTGAGAAAAACGGTAAGGCTGCAAGGCCCAAGTTCCATGTGCTGTTTCCGATTGAACACTGCACCGACGCTGCACTCTACAGCGATATGAAGAAGCTGGTCAATTCCATCTTCCCGTACTTTGATACGCAGGCACTGGATGCGGCACGTTTCTTCTTTGGCACTGCTACTGCCGAGGTAGCGCTCTATCCCGGACGCATGAATCTGACGGAGTTTCTCAATGAGGACCTGTTCGACGAATACCTGCCACAGGGCGACTTTGACCACTCCGTTATCCCGGAAGGAAGCCGCAATGCGACCATGAGCCGCTTTGCCGGTCACATTCATCAGCTGTTCGGCCTTGGCCTTGGAGGTGCTATCAAGGATGGTTTGAGCGCCTCTGTTCTTCATTTTGGTGAGCGCTTCCACAAGGTCGTTTCCGGCTTCCTTCAGCTGGCGACGGGTCAGTTCATGGGCAACGGCCTGCGCTCCCGGCTCGGATTCCTGCCAGTAGTGGTCAGAGTAGCGGATAAAGTGTGTGGCGGGAGAATAGCGCAGTTCGCTGGAGAAGTATTTTCCCAGCACCTCGGCCTGTCCCACATCGGAGTAATCCTCTGGCTTATAACAGGAAGGGTCGTTATATGCTTCCAGTGCCACATATCCATCCTGCTGGGAGAGCTTGGTGTAAAAACGCTGGGCCGAATGCCAGATAGTGGACAGCTCTGTATTATCCAGAGGCGGCACACATTTTGCAGCTTCCTCCAAGAAGGTCTGGTAGGCCTTTTCGGTATCGCCATATTTCTTGATGACACGGCAAGTCCACCTTCTGGAATGCGGTCTCTCGTGTGCTGGGCCTTTACAGCGGCAACATCTCTGCAGATACGCTGACTGTCGGCTGCCGCAGAAATATCAAACCGGAAATGGCCGAGGTCAAAGGCAAGCGTCTGCTCATCGCAGCAGAAATGCAGGAAGGCTCCCGCCTGAACGACTCCACCGTCAAGCAGCTCTGTTCTACCGACGATGTGTTTGCGGAGAAAAAGTATAAGGACCCGTTTTCCTTCAAGCCTTGTCACACGCTGGTACTGTATACCAACCACCTGCCTCGTGTCTCCGCTTCCGATGATGGTATCTGGCGTCGCCTTATCGTTATCCCGTTCAACGCAAAGATTACCGGCAAGAGCGACATCAAGAATTACGGCGAGTACCTGTTTGACAACGCCGGTGAAAGCATTCTGGCTTGGGTCATCGAAGGTGCAAAGAAGGTCATCGAGCTGGACTACCAGATTCCGGTTCCCGCTTGTGTGCAGAAGGCCATTGATGAATACCGTAACCAGAACGACTGGTTTGGCCACTTCCTTGCCGACAAGTGCGAGGTGGATGATTCCTACAAGGAAAGCTCCTCGGCGCTTTATCAGGCCTACCGAAATTACTCTCTGGACTGCAACGAGTATATCCGCAGCACGGCAGACTTCTACTTTGCGCTGGAGAAGGCTGGCTTTGAGCGTATCAAGGTCCACAACAAGCGCTACTTTAAGGGCCTGCGCCTGAGAGCAGAAAACGATGCTGAGGAAGATTTTCTGAACTGACAATACCGTAGGGGTAACCTCCATTAAGGTCATATACAAAAATTCTCTTAGGACTAAAAAAATCTGTTCTATAAAAAGTTTAGTAAATGACATAAAGGGAGGTTACCCACTCTACGAAAATTAGCGCTGACGGAGGTAACTGATGTTAGAAAAAACAATAGAACGCAAATTAACCGTGGCGGTCAAAAAGGCCGGTGGCATCGCTGTAAAGTTCGTGTCTCCGAGTTTCGACGGAATGCCCGACCGCCTTGTATTACTACCTGATGGCCTTATCGCTTTTGTGGAACTGAAGGCTCCCGGAAAACGCCCACGCCCTTTGCAGGAAGCACGACACCGGCTGCTGCGCTCCTTGGGCTTCAAGGTCTATGTGATAGATAAACCAGAACAGATTGGAGGAATGCTGGATGAACTTCAAACCGCACGATTACCAGAGCTACGCAATTGAATATATCGAAAACCATCCTGTATCCGCAGTTCTCCTCGATATGGGTCTTGGCAAAACAGTCATCTCCCTGACTGCCATCGCAGATCTGCTGTTTGACAGCTTTCTGGCCCATCGCATTCTGGTTATCGCTCCGCTTCGTGTGGCCCGTGATACTTGGCCTGCGGAGCTGAAGAAATGGACCCACCTAAACCACCTGACCTTCGCTGTTGCTGTGGGAACTCCAGCAGAGCGAAAAGCTTCTTTGATGGCCGGTGCCGACATCACCATTATCAATCGTGAAAATGTGCAATGGCTGATTGAGGACAGCGGCATCGCCTTTGACTTCGATACCGTGGTCATCGACGAGCTTTCCTCTTTCAAAAATCACCAGTCAAAACGCTTCAAGGCATTGTTGAAGGTCAGACCGAAAATCAAACGCATCATCGGCCTCACTGGTACACCAAGCTCCAACGGTCTCATGGACCTCTGGGCAGAGTTCCGACTGCTGGATATGGGCCAGCGCCTTGGCAGGTTTATCACGCAGTACCGAAACAACTACTTCATGCCGGACAAGCGCAACGGGCAAATCATCTACTCCTACAAACCGCTGCCCTATGCAGAGGAATCCATCTACCGACAGATTTCGGATATTACGATTTCCATGAAAAGTACCGATTACCTGCAGATGCCGGAGCTGATCTCTTCCCAATATGAGGTGCAGCTTTCCGAAGATGAGAAAAACCGCTACGAGCAGCTGAAAGCAGAATTGGTATTGCACCTTTCTGATGAAGAAATCACTGCTGCCAATGCCGCCTCTCTCACCGGGAAATTGGTGCAGCTGGCCAATGGTGCCATTTATACCGATACCGGCGATGTGGTGGAGTTCCATGACCGCAAGTTGGACGCTTTGGAGGATTTGATTGAATCCGCCAATGAAAAACCGGTGCTGGTGGCCTACTGGTTTAAGCACGACCTGCAGCGCATCAAAAAGCGCTTTGCTGTCCGGGAGCTGAAGTCCAGTAAGGATATCGAGGACTGGAACAACGGCAAAATCCCGGTAGCAGTCATCCATCCCGCTTCTGCCGGTCACGGACTCAATCTTCAGGCCGGAGGCTCCACACTTATTTGGTTTGGGCTGACATGGTCCTTGGAGTTGTACCAACAGACCAACGCCCGTCTCTGGCGACAGGGACAAACCGACCGTACCGTGGTGATCCAGCACATCATCACAAAAGGCACCATCGACGAGCGCATCTTAAAGGCCCTCTCCCAGAAAGAGCTGACACAGAATGCCCTGATTGATGCCGTAAAAGCCAATCTATGAAAATCAGCGACAAAAATCGACAATCCGAGGACTATCAAATTTTCGGAGGTGCGATATGAACGCAAAAGATTATTTAATGCAAGCCAAGTTTCTGGATATGCGTATCAATTCCAAAATTCAGCAGGTGGAGGCTCTGAACGACCTTGCTACCAGCGCCAGTTCGGTGCTGACGGGTATGCCTCGCAATCCCAACAAGGCCACTTCCAAAATGGCCGATGCTGTGGCAAAGATTGTAGACCTGCAAGCGGAAATCAACCATGACATTGATGAGCTGGTAGATTTGAAAAAAGAAATCTCCTACACCATCAAAGCGGTGCCAAGTCCAGAGCTGCAGACCTTATTGGAGAAGCGTTACCTGTGCTTTCAGTCTTGGGAAATCATCGCCGTGGATATGGGCTACAGTATGCACCACCTGTATAAGATCCATAATCAGGCCCTTGATATTTGCGACGGTATCCTGAAACGTGATACCTAAAGACATAGAATGATACCCGCTCCCTATGATATTATTATAATAGCGAAAAGCGAAAATCAGAAACGGCCTTGTGGGAGCAACCCCGCAGGGCTTTTTCTATGCCCTGAAGGAGGAATCACATGGGATACAGACAAGTAAGCTACCCCGAACAGGTGTGGTACATCCTTCGCTACTTTTTGATGGAAGGAGGAAAAAACAAGATGCCGAAGAAACCCAAGCGACCATGTTCCTATCCCGGCTGTCCAGAGCTTACGGACGGTAGGTTTTGTGAGAAGCATGAAAAGCAAGAGAATAAGCGCTACGAGAAATATGACCGTGACCCTGCCGTGCGCCGTCGTTATGGTCGTGCTTGGAAGCGTATCCGTGACAGCTATGTGCAGCAGCATCCTTTGTGCGAGCTGTGCCAAGAGAAAGGTCTGCTTGTTCCTACAGAAGAAGTCCACCACAAGGTCCCTCTCTCGGAAGGCGGCACACATGCGAGAGATAATCTGATTGCTCTTTGTAAGTCCTGCCATGCCAGAATCCATGCAGAGCGTGGTGATCGCTGGCACAATCATGACCGGTAGGGGCGGGTCAAATCTCTACGACCTTTATGCCGTGTAACGGGCGTGGGGTCTTACGCACAAAATCGCAGTTTCAAACGGGGTATATAAGGCCCTGCCAAAGGAGGTGTATGCAGATGGCTAAGGACGGTATCAACCGAGGCGGCGCTCGTGTTGGCGCAGGAGCCAAAAAGAAGCCCTTAGCTGAGAAAATCGCTGAAGGCAATCCGGGCAAACGAGCATTGACTGTCATTGACTTTGATAACCAGTCGGTCGATTTAGAAGGTCAAGCGATGCCCAAACCATCCAAGCTACTGTCTGCCAAACAGAAGGATGGTAAGAAGCTGGTCGCAGCGGATATTTACAAAAAGACATGGGACTGGCTTCACGAGCGTGGCTGTGCTGCTCTCGTATCTCCCCAGCTTCTGGAACGCTACGCCATGAGCGTAGCCCGCTGGATTCAGTGTGAAGAAGCAATCACTGAGTTCGGCTTTCTGGCAAAGCATCCGACTACCGGCAATGCAATCCAGTCGCCCTATGTGGCGATGAGCCAGAACTTCATGAGCCAGACCAACAGGCTCTGGATGGAAATCTACCAAATCGTAAAAGAAAATTGTGCCACGGAATACGGCGGTGCCACTCCACAGGACGATGTCATGGAGCGCCTTCTGATGGCAAGGAAAGGACTTTGATTATGAACATTTCTTATAAAACAGCCGAGAGTGTCTGCGCTGGACACCCGGACAAACTTTGTGACCTGATCGCCGACGCCATTCTGGACGAGTGCCTGAAAAAAGACCGCTACTCCCGTGTGGCCTGCGAGGTTATGGCGACAAAAGGAAAAATCTTTGTGTGCGGTGAAATCACCTGCTCCAAGAAAATCGACATCCGTATGGTGGTCCGTCAGACCCTTGCCAAGGTCGGATATAATCCTTTGAGGTTTATCGTTTTCATGTATGTGCATCGCCAGAGCGCTGACATTGCCGGTGGCGTAAACAAAGCGCTGGAAACCCGTGAGGTCGATACCGACGATATCTTCGCTTCTGTTGGTGCCGGTGACCAAGGCACTGTTTATGGTTATGCCACCAATGAGACATGGGCCAAGATGCCTACTCCCGTTATCTTCGTCAATGACCTGTGCAAGTGTCTGGACGAAGCAAGAAAAGACGGTACCATTCGTGATATCGGTCCTGACGGTAAAGCGCAGGTAACCGTCGAATACCACGATAGCAAGCCTGTCAGCGCAAAGAACATCATCGTTTCTGCGCAGCATAAGGAAAACAAAGATCTGGATGAGCTTCGCCGTGAAATCATCACCGAAATCATCTATCCTTTGCTCAGTCGCTATCACTTCCCGAAGGAAACGGAAATCCTCATCAATCCTTCCGGGCGCTTTGTGGAAGGTGGCCCTGCTGCCGATACCGGCCTCACTGGTCGTAAGCTGATGGTGGATACCTACGGTGGTCTTGCTGCCCACGGCGGCGGTGCCTTCTCCGGCAAAGACGCTACCAAGGTTGACCGCTCCGGCGCTTACATGGCCAGAGTCATTGCCCGTAATATCGTAGGCGCATGGCTGGCAGACAGATGTCAGGTAGTCATCTCCTATGCCATTGGCAAGGCCGAGCCTACTGCCGTTGAGATTGAGACCTTCGGCACTGAAAAGGTCGATGTGGACATTATCCACAAGGCTGTGATGGAGGTTTTCGACCTGCGTCCCGCTGCAATCATTTCTCTGTTGCACCTGCGCAGTCCCTACTTCTCCGAGACCACTGCCTATGGCCACTTCAACGGTTATAAAGGCGCTTGGGAGAATGTAGACAAGACCAAGGAGCTGGAAAAGGCGGTGAGAAAATATGCTGATTGAGAAGAAAAATACAGCCGACCTTCTGCCTGCCGACTATAATCCTCGTAAGGATTTGAAACCCGGCGACAAGGAATATGAAAAGCTGAAACGCTCCATTGAGCAGTTCGGCTATGTGGAGCCAGTCATCTGGAACAAGACCACTGGCCGTGTCGTTGGTGGTCACCAGCGTTTGAAAGTTCTCATCGACATGGGCATGACCGAAGTGGACTGCGTGGTCGTGGAGCTTTCCGAAGAAAAGGAAAAAGCGCTGAATGTGGCCCTCAATAAAATCAGCGGCGAATGGGACAACGACAAGTTGGCTCTGTTAATCGCTGATCTGCAAGGCACCGACTTCGATGTTTCTCTCACCGGCTTCGAGCCAGCGGAGCTTGAGGCCCTGTTCCGTGAGGATACCAAGAAAGGCGTCCATGATGACGATTTTGATGTGGAGGCAGAACTTCAGAAGCCGACCTTCTCCAAAGCCGGTGACCTGTGGCAGCATGAGCCTGTGCTGTTCGGCTGGAAGAAAGCCGGTAAGCATCAGTGGTACACAGGCCGCAAGGAAACCACCATCTGGGAATTTGATAAGCCTAAGAAAAACGGTGACCATCCGACCATGAAGCCGATCCCACTTCTGGCATATCCTATCATGAACTCCAGCATGGCAAACTCGCTGGTGCTTGACCCGTTTGGTGGCAGTGGCTCCACGCTGATTGCCTGCCAGCAGACAAACCGCATCTGCTACACCATTGAGTTGGACGAAAAGTTCTGCGATGTGATTGTGAAGCGCTACATTGAACAGGTCGGCTCCTCTGTCGGTGTCACTGTGGTCCGTGATGGTTTGACCTACAGCTATGAGGAAATCGCCTCGGCATAATTGGTAATCTACGCACACTCTAAGGGCGCAGAATTGGTACATTTATATCTCAAATATGACTTGCTATTTTGTGCCTTTAGAGTGATATATGTAGTACCAAATTTAAAGGAGGATTTCCCTATGAACATTACTTTGAACTCAACCGACCGCAAGCCTCTGGTCAAGGCCATCAGCGAACTGACCGGCGAAAAGGCAGTCTACATGAAGACACCTATCTACGCTTACAAAATTGGCGACTACACCGTCACCAGAGAAGGTAATCTGGAAGTGCCGGATGGCTTGGACGCAGAATCCCTGCAGCAGCTGAAAGACGCTCTGGAGAGCGCTGGCTATCAGCCGGAAGGCATTGAGGTTTCTGAAGCAACTGCCGAGGATTCCTCGGAAGATGAAATCACCGGCATCTGCATTTCCATGCCTCGCAGCCTTTTCGACGACGCCAACTTGGAAACCCTGAAAAACATCATCGCTGCAAAGCACAGCCTGATCTGCAAGGCGCTGGGTACGGACGACCTGCCGCTGGAGATTACCGATACAAAGGTTTCCTTTCCTTGGTTTCCCGGCCAACCGGATGCGGACAGCGTGAAGGCCTACGATACCTTTGTCTGCAAGCTCTGCGAAATGGCCCGAAACATGAAGCGCTCCAGCGCAACGGAGAAGCCGGTGGACAATGATAAGTACGCCTTCCGCTGCTTCCTCCTGCGCCTTG